AAATCTGAATTTATAGGTAATAAACAAAATGTAGATTTTGGTGAATCTCAGTATGATGTAAATACTCCTGTTTCAATGGTAGAATCAGGAGATTATAAATATCTTCGTGGTGAAAGACAAACTAAGTTAGATAAACTAGGTAATGGTTTACTTAACATGGGAGGTAAGGCTTTAACTACTGCTGCTGAAGGTATTATTAATCCTTTTTATGGAACTATTGCTGCATTAACTAATACTAATGCTAAAGGTGAATGGGATCCAAGTGCTAATGCTTATTATAATAATGCTTTAAATCAAGCTTTAGATAAATTTGCTAAAGCTACTGAAGAAAACTTTCCTACTTACGAAACTAAAGCTGAAGCTAATGCTACAGGTTTAGGAAAACTTTGGTCATTTAATACTATATCAAGAGATATTTTAGGTGGTGCTGGTACAACTATTGGTGCTGGTTTAGCAGGTGGAGCTTGGAGTAAAGGTTTATCTTTATTAGGTAAAGCTATGGGAGCTGCAGGAACTGTTGAAGAAGCTGCTGCAATATTAGCTGAAACTAAAAATGTAGGAATAGGTGCAGCATCTGATAAATTAAAATATGTTGCTGATCAAGCTTTTAAGAAAGATATTAAAGATGGTTTAAAAAGAGGTATCATTTCAGGAGCTGGTGCTCAAGGTGAATCTGGTGCTGAAGCTAGAGAAGCTGAAAAAAATGTTTTATATAAATTAACGCATGATTATTTTGGTAATGAATTAAACTTATCAGAAGGAGAATTAGAATATGCTAAGATGATGGCTAGACAGGCAGGTGATGCAGCATTTGCAATGAACCTACCTGTAATTATGGCTGATAACTGGTTAACATTTGGTAAAGCTTTATTTGGAAATAAAACAAATGACTTTGCTAAAATTGTTAAAGAAGGTTCTATATTAGATGAAGCTACTGGTGCTTATAAGATTGCTGAAAAAGGTAAATATGCTAACTTAGGTTACAGAGCAAGTAAGTTTGGTACTCCATTACTTTCTGAAGGAACTCAAGAACAATTACAGTTTGCTATTGGTAAAACAGTAGAAGATTATTATACTAAAAAATATTATAATCCTTATGCTTCTGATTTTGCAGATTCAATGACTCATGGATTAGCTGAAGCTTATGGAACTCAAGAAGGGTGGCATTCAGGTATTATTGGAGCATTGTCAGCAGGTATTGCTAGTCCAGGTATGGTATTAGTTGGTAGAGGACCTAAAGGCTTTAAGGATGAATATATTACTAATCCTGAAGATGCTATTGTAGCTAAAGGAGTTGAAGAATTAAATAAATATAATGCTGAAGTTGTTAGAAAAAAGTTTGTAGATAATTATGTAAGATCTGCAAATTTAACTGAAGATAAGGATGAAGCATTAATTAATAATGATGATTTTAATTATCATAATGCTAATGAAGATATGATATTTTCATATGTTTATAACAGATTGCAAAATGGTAAATTAGATGATGTTAAAAAAGAGTTAGATTCTTTTAAAGATTTAACTGTTGAAGAACTAAAAACTAACTATGGTATTGATGTTACTGTTAAAAATAAATCTAAAATAGATGAATTAACTTCTACAAATGCTGTAAGAGATTTTGTTGAATCAAGATTAGAAAAGATTGCAGCTATTGAAGATACTTATAATTCAGTAACTAAATTATTTCCTAATGCTAATCCTGAAGTAAAAGAATTATTAATGTATTCTGCTCAAGGTATGGAAAATACTAAAGAAAGAAGAAAGTCTTTAGGTGTTGAAGTTAGTAATTCTATTGGTCAACCTTTATTAAGAGAGTTAATTACAAGAGCTGTACCTAGTGAAGAAGTATTAAGTACATTTATAACTTCTACTCCAGAAACATTTGGAACTACTTATGCTAATTTATCTAATCAAGAACAAGAAAATTTTAAAAAATTTTTAAAATCAGATCAAAAAGTTAATGAGTTAACTAAAGATGAAATAATTAAAAAATTAGATGATTTATCTAAATTAACTAATAGAGAAAGAGATTTTGTATTAGCTTATAATGCATTAAAAAATCCTCAATTACAAAATGAGTTCTTACAAAAATCTGAATCTTTATGGAGTAAATATGCAGATATTGCTAATCAAAAAGAACAGATTGATGCTAAAGAAGAAGAAGCTGTTAAACAAGCTCCTGTATCTGAAGTTGTTGAACCTGTTCAACCTATTGAACCTGTTCAACCTGCTAAAACTCAAGTAGTTACACCAGTTACTCCTACTCAAGAAGTTAAGTCTCAATGGTTTGATCAAAATACTACACAAGAAGAATTGACTCAAAGATTACAAGATGCTATTAATCAAGGTCAAATTTCTGAAGAACAAGCTGGTAATATTTTTGCAGAATGGTCTACTAAATCTACTCCTGTACAAACTCAAAAAGAAGTTGTTACTGAAAAGACTCCTGAAGAAATACAAAGTGAAATGTTTGAACAAGAAGCCTTTGGTGAAGCTTCTACTATTGGTGGTGAAGTAAAAAGAGAAGTTGTTCAAGAAACTGAATCTCAAGAAACTGAATCTTCTGTAACACCTCATCAAAATGTATTAATGACTAAACCTGAGAATAGTGATAGTGCTATTCAAAAAAATGGTAAAGTTGTTGGTGATTTTAGAAAAGATTACAACTTGACACCTTTTGAAAAAATTCAACAGTTGTTAAATTATATTATTGGTAATAATGTATCTTTAAAAGAAGCAGTATATTTTACTCAACAAGGTAATAATGTAATGTTGAATTTAATAGGTCCTGATGGTCAACTTTATCCAATATCTACAATTCAACATTTTGCTGAAGGTATTGATACAAATAAAGATTCTTTCCAAAAAGTAATTAATTTATTTTATGATGCTGAAGGTAATCCTAAAGACATTGATTCTATTAATGCTTTAGTTCAAAGAGGTGTAATAGATTTTAACCTTACTCGTTATTTAAATACTACAATTAATAATGAAATTGGTGTTACTGCAGATAAATTAGATTTACCACAAGGTTCTACTTTAAAATTATTCTATGGTGATAATGAAACAAATATTGCTGAAGAGTTCGTACTAGAAGAAGATGCTGATGGTCTTGTAGAATCTAAAGGTGTTAGTAATTCAGAAGCTATTGAAGATATTAAAAAAGGATTACATTTAAGGGTAACTTTACCTGATGGTGTTGAACAAATAGTTAAAGCTAGAAATGCTGTTCATCAAAATGCTCAACAAGTATTTACTGAAACTACTACTAAGATTCAAGCTTTAATTGAAGAATTAGCTACTGCTGATAAAGAAAGAAAAGTTAAAATTAATGAAGAGATTAAAAACATTGTTAAAGATTTTAACAGTGAAATATTCTTTGCATTAAAACCTATACAAGGAGAACAAAGAGCTTTAACTTTAAATTATAATTCTGCTAAGAAACAATTGTATTTGAAGTTACAAGTTAAACAAGGTAAAGGAACTAAGTTTAAATCTGTAGCTATTGTTTCAAAAGCAGATCCTACAAAAAAATTAGGTGCTGAAATTAATGTAAAAGATTTTACTGTAGAAAACCTTGTTAAAGTATTAAATGCTAGTAACATTAATGGGGATACTGGTGCTTTTACTGAAAGAGATATAAAGTATAATAAATTTATTGATGAAGATAACAAAGTAAATTTATCTAATATTGGAACTTCTATTTCTAAAGAAGGATTTTTAAAACACGGTATTCAAATAGGTATTGCTGAAGGAGTTGAACCTGAAAGTGTTGTTGCAGAAACTAAACCTGCTCCATCAACTCCTGTCTCTACAGATGCTAAAGCAACAGATTTAGGATTTAGTAATTTAAGTAATATTGGGAATCAAGGTTTAGCAATCATGGAAGCAGATATAAATAAATCTGGTAAACATGTTACATTTAATATATCAAGAGCTACACCTGAACAAAGACAAAAAATAAATTCTGATATTGAAGAACTTAAAAAGAAATATCCTGAAAAGAATATTGTTAGCAGAATTGAAAGTAATAACCTAATTGTAGAAGTTGCACCTACTGATACTCAAACTACTACAGATACTCAAGTTGAATTAGAAAAATGGATTGATGAACAAGATGTTAATGTAAATTCTTTACAATTATTAATAAAACTATTTGCTAAAAAAAATATAGATAAATATACAGCATATCAAATAATTCAAAATATAAGTAGAACTACAAAAAATCAAGGTTCTAAAGTAGTTCATGTTTTAAAAACTTTTTGGGATGAACGAGAATCAAGAATGTCAAAAAGTGAAAAAAATATTTTACAAAAATATGATGATGAACTAGCTGCTTTAGAATCTAAACCTGTTGAAGAAACTCCATCTGCTGAGGTAACTAATAATGAAAAAATATTATCTGAATTAAATAAAGATTTAAAAGATGCTACAAGTAATCCTGATTTAGTATTAACTAAATATGCAGAATTAGTTAAAGACATTACTAATGAATTTGATAAATTAGATAAAATAAAAGATTATCTTAATAATGAAATAGATACTTTAACTTCTAATGATGAAGATATTGTATTCTCTTCTAGTTTAGAAGAATCTACAGGTATTACTAAAGAAGAAATTGAATCTATTAGAAAAATACTTCCTAGATTTATATCTATTGAAGATATTAAAATTATTGCTTCTAACTTAAAAATAAAAGGTATTCCTTATGGAGCATTTAAGAATAAAGTAATTTACTTAAATACTTTTAAAGGTAAACCTGGTACAGCATACCATGAAGCATTCCATGCTGTATTTAGAACAATGTTAAATAATGAACAGATTGATTTTTATTTAACTAAAGCTGCTGAAGAATTTGTAAAATCTGGTAAGAATATTAAAGAAGAAATTGAGAAACTTAAAGATACTGTTTCTGGTTATGCTTCTAAAACTAATGAAGAATTAGTTTCTATTGTATTAGAAGAATACTTAGCTGATAAGTTTTCTGATTATGCTAAAGATAAAAATACTAAAACTTCAAGTAATATATTAAAAAGATTATTCTTTAAAGTTGTTAATTTCTTTAAAGAAATATTTAATACTGACAGAAATGAACCTATAAGTATATTATTTAGTAATATCTTAAAAGGTAGTTTTGTTAACTCTAATCCAGTAAACAATGTTTATTCTAACAATTATGATACAGTATTTAAATTATTACCTAATAAGAAAAATGCTATAGCTAATGGTTTCTTTACTGCTTCAGAATCTAGAAAAATAATAAACTCTTTTGCTATTCAAGTTTACAATGCTAAAAAAGGTAAGTATTCTGATAATCCAGAGTTATATAATAGTGTTGAAGTAGATGGTAAAGTTACTAAAGAAGTTAAACCTACTGAAGAATTAATAGAATATTTTATTAATAAACGAGTAGAAGATTTAAATACTAAAGGTAAAGCTTATGCTAGTGCTCAATATGAAACTGATAAAGTTCTTGGTTCAAATTTACAAAATAAAATTAAAGAAGAACTTTATTTATATGATCCAACTAGTGTAAACTCTAGTGATATTAAAGCTAAAGAAGTTTTAGTTTCATCAATTCTTGATAAATTAAATGTATTTAGTTTTAAAAATAAAGTTGATGAGATAGAAGAGAATGAAGCTGGTGGAATGGAAGCTTTAGAAGTTAAAGAAAAATTAGGTTCTCAAGATGCATGGTTATCAGGAGGTCATGATTCTTTATCTCAAGCTATTAAAAGTTACATAGCATTTACTACTGTTACTGAGACTGATATTCTTACAGGAGAAGAAAGAGAAGTTGCTGTTGATGAAGTTACTTTATATAATGGTTTAACTAGAATATTAGCTGATACTAGTGAAGATAAAATGATTTCTAAAATTCACTATGCTGCAGAAAGTAATCCTAATATTAAAGCATTCTATGAACAAATATTAAAAGATTTAGGAGTTACATTTGATGTTGAAACTAAAACAATTACTGTACCTACTAATGCTAATGCTTATAACACATTTAGAGCTTTCTTAACTAACTTTAAGAAATCTAGAATAGCTCAATTAGATGTATTATTAGATCAAAAAACAGGTAAGTTAACTTGGGTTAATGCTAATAGCAATAGTCCTGGTAATGTATCATTAAACTTATGGGCTACTAACTTACAAAATAGACTTACTTATGGTAAAGCTACTGGAAAAAGTTTAGCTAAAAACTGTAGTAATATTTTCAACTTATCAGGAAATGTTATTAATGTTAAAAAGTTAGATAAAAATAAACTTAATGACAATGTTAATAATATTAAATCTCAATTTGATGCAATAGGTATTCCTTTAACTAAGGCTTACATTAGATATTCATTATTAAAACAAAAAGCTTCATTAGAGAAAGTTGCTCAAACTAAAGAATTCTTTACTGAAGATCAATTAGGAATATTAGCTTCTTACGATAATTATGTTCCAATTGACTTTACAATATTTAGTAATAAGGCTATTGGTGAAGGATTCAGTTTAGCTGACATCTTTGAAAAAGATCCTTATAATGTTTACAGAGGTAAAGAAGCTGATAGTAGTTTAAAATCAATGGCAGAGAACAATGCTTTATTTGATGAAACTATTGGTAACTTCTCATTTACTAATGCTGAAGGACAAAAAGTATATGAGATTATTAATAACTCTTATGTAATTAGTAGATTGTCAGTTTACAAGAATGATGCTTTCTGGAAAAACATGTTTAGTAAAAATCCTGTAACTACTACTGATGTAGAAAGAAGGAATTTAGAATTTGTTAAAGAAAACTATTTAGTTAAAAATCATAGAGATCTTCTTAAAAATCTTAAGTTAAATATCTTAAGTGGTCTTAGAGATACTACTGTAAGTGATAAAGGTGAGACTAAACAAGGTATTACTTTTGGTGGATTTGATGGAAGAAGTTACTTATTAAGTGCTTTAAGTTTATTTAATAATAATGGTAAATCTGATACTGGTAGATATATCTTTAGACAAAATGAAGCTTCTAATACTGCTTATGCTGTAGAACTTCCTAAAGTAGATATTTTTACTGAAGAAGGTAGAGATGTAAAAGATTCATTTTTTGATAAACAAGTAGAAAAAGAGTACAATAGAATACTTAGAGAAAAGAAATTATTTGATAATAATGAAGGTCGTAAGTATAAAGGATATAATGATTCTGTTAAAGGTAGAGCTTTTGATTTTACAGAGTTTCAATACTTACAAGAAACAATGTCTACTAATAAAGAGTTTGCTAAACAACAATATGATAGTTTAGTTAATTCAGCATTAAGTGGTGTTCCATATAGTGAGTTAAGTCCATCTTTAAAAGAATCTGTAAAAATAGGTATCAATACTTATTTAGATAAAGGATTACAAGAATTTAAAGCTGAAGTAGATAAATACAATCTTAGATTTTTCTTAGATAAAGATTTAAAAACTGATAACAACTTAGCTCAATTTTACATTAATGACTACATGATGGCTTTGTCTATGAATGAGTTATTAGATGGAGATTATTCTATACAGAGAAAAGATAAAGTTGATATTTCTAAAAGAAATAAATCTGCAATGGCTTCTGGTCCTGATTATGGAAAAGGTGCTCATAACTCTGCAATTATTAAAGATATTGATTTATACACTACTGTTAAACCTGTTGGAGATAAAATTCAAAGAGTTGATCCTAAAGATGTACAAGTTAAAAAAGATGATCAAGGTAAAAAATTATATGATTATACAGTAATAGATGGTACTGAATACAAAGTAAGTAAATACACATCTAATGATGCGATGTCTTATAGTTCTCAATATCATATTATGATGGGTACTTTAAGATTAGGTAGATTAGATGAAAAAACTAAAAGTATTTACAAAAACATTATTCAGTTTACTAAAAGAGATGAAGAAGGTAGAGTTATTAGAAATGTAAATATTGGTAATTCTAGTCAAGAACATTTAGCTGGAATAATGGCTTCATTAAACTCTAAAAAGACTATTGTTTTTGATGGTTTAAATGGACAGTTATTAAAGATGTCTGAGTTAGGATTAATAAGAAGTAGTATATCTTATATTGAAGATAAAGATGTAGACTACTTTACTAGTTTAACTGATACATTAACAGAATTAATTTTTGCAGATGATTTTGAATCTCAAGAATATAGAGATACTGTTAGAAAATTAGCAGACTTATACAAACCTATTAAAGGTATGGAATACTGGCATGAATTAGCTAACAATATGGATAGAAATGAAGTAGATCACGTTGCTACTGAATCTGCATCTAAAGGAGCTACATTAATTCCTGAAAACAGTTTATCTGGTGATTTAGATTTATCTAAGTCTAGATTTGCAGTGTCTAATGCTAATAAGCGTTTACAAGTAGAAACTCCTACTGGTAAAAAAGAAATTGTATTTGGTTCTCAGATTTTAACACTTATTGCTAGTGAACAAAATGATAATGAAGAATTAGTTATTAATGGTGAAAAAACTACTGTAGGTGCTCTTAGAAAGAAATATAATGATGCTATTGCTGGAAGTAGATCTGAAGCATTTAAGAAGGCTATTGCTGTAATTAAAGATATTAAAGGTAATAATTTAACTAGTGATAGTACTTATAAAGGAAGTATTGATAAAAGTGGATTAGATGATATAGTTAAAAGAGCATTAGCTTCTAGTGGAGCTGATGAACAAACTATGCAATACTTTGAAGGTGGTTATAACTACAACATGGTTCAAATGTTAGTTAAAGCTGAACAAGTTGTATTATCTCATTTTAGTAAAGGTGGATTTAGTCAAAAAGTTAATGGAGATAAAGTTTCATTAGCATCAAGTGCTGGATTAAAACCTGTAGTTACAGATTCTACAGGTAATATTATTTCTCATCATCAATTAGTTAAAAATCCAGAATTGTATTCTGGTAAAGAATACTCTACTAGAGAGTTAGGATATAACTTAGAAGATGAAGATGGTAATAAGTATTCAGAATGTATGTTATCTCAAGCTATTTTAACTAGACATGGTTTAAAAATAGGAGATACTATTACTCCTCAAATGACTGAAGTATTAAAAATGTTAGGTTATCGTATTCCTACAGGGGATAAACAGTCTGCTATGTCATTAAAAGTAGTAAGTTTATTACCTGATTACTATCAAGGTATAGGATTATTCCCATCTGAAATTGTACACTTATCAGGAGCGGATTTTGATATTGACTCGGAGTTTATTCAAATGGCATATTTTTGGTATAAAAAAGATGCTCCAACAGTTCCTATTAAATTTGGTACTGAAAAAACAAATGAAGATAAATTTGAAGCTTATAAGTTTTATAATTTAAATTATAATAAAGATTTTATTAGAAATTACAATGATGAGTTAAATAAAAGTACTGCTTATCAACAAGTTTTAAAAGATAAAAATTTAGAAAAAGATTTTAAAAATAAATTCTTAAATGAATTAAGAAATGAAATCTATGAAGATGTATCTAAATCTTTAGGATTACCTTCTAATGTAGAAGAATTTATTAAATCAAAAATTAAAACTGGTGCTGAATTAAATAATGAAGCATTAGATTCAATGATACCTATGTTAACTAACAAAGGAATGGTTGAGATTGCTAACAATACTACATCTACAGATGCTCTTAAAGACTTAGTTGATAAATTAACTGATGAAGGATTTATCAAAGAAGTTAGTAACAATACTACATCTAAGAAATTTAAATCTGCTCATGATGTTAATGGTAAGTTTGATGCTAATACTAAGAACTCTGAAGGTAAAAATGGTATTGGTATTGCAGCTAATAAGATTCAACAGTTTGCATTCTTAATGTCTAAAGTTGGAGAAAAAGTTGTAACATTTAATAAAGATGCTTTTAAATTTGAAATTGCTGAAGAAGTTGGAGGTACATATAAAGCAAAAAATTCTGAAGATCAAAGGATAGCTGATAACTTGAATATTCTATTGAACGTATTTACGGATAATGCTAAGGATCCTATTGCTGCTAAATTAAATATTAAATTTGAATTGTTAGGTGGTGTTACAGAACTTATTATGCAAGGTATGAGTTTTGAAAATGCTGTTAAGTTTATTAATATACCTATTATTCAAAAGTATGGTGAGTTATTAAAAACAACTGGATATGCTGTAAAAGATGATGTAGAAAATAACTTTACTAAACAATCTACAATTATTGCTGCTATTGCTTATATTAAGAATTTAGATAAACCTTTAAAACAAAGGATTACTAAAGATACTATGAGTGAGGTAAGTGACTTAGAAAAGAATCCTGAATTAAAACGTATATCTACTGATGAAATAAATGCATTATTAAAAGGTATTGACTTTAAAGCTGATGAATTAGGTGTAGGTAATACTTCAACTTCATTAGAAGTTCAATTACAAGCTTTATCTCAATTTGTAAAAGTTAGTGGTCAAAATGATATAATGTCTAATGTAAATAGTTTCTTAAAATTAAATCAAGGATTAGATATTTCATTTAATGATTTACATAATGGTTTACATAAAGCTATTGATACTTTTGAATTAAATGCATTATTCAATACTCCTAAGAAAGAAACTAGTTCTCCAGATAAAGTTAAAGCTCACATTGATATTGAAGAATTATTGAAAGATGATGCTAATACTTTTAATAATATTAAAAGAGCCTTAGTAGTTGAAAATCAAGTAGGTAAGAAAATATTTATTGAACAAACTGATGTATTTAAAGAATCTTTAAATAAAATATTACATAGTTTAAATACATCATTTACTAATATTGGTGATAATTATTCTAAATTAAGTAAAGAGTTTTTAGGTTATATTTCAGTAAGAAGTTATTTAGAAAATTTAGAAAACTTAAAAACTAAAGAACCTTTAAATTCTCCAAAAAGAAAACTTATTGAACAACGTATAAATAGTATTGATTTAGGATTAGTATTCCAAGAATTAAATGGTCCTGAAAAAGATACTTTAGCTAGACAGTTAGATAAATTAAAAATTAATCCTACTACTAAAGATAACTACATTGTAAGATACTTAACTACCGCAATAGCTAATGATGGATCTTCTAAAGAAGAACAAGATTCTGAAGTACAAAATACATCTAAGAATGCTACTGATTACATTGTTAGTAAGTCTTTTGTTAAGGAAAGTAATGAAACTATTTCTCAATTAATAGATGCTGTTAAATCATTATATTATAACAATGATGTTATTGATGAAACTACTGGATTAACACCTAGAGCTTTTGTTAGTAATATGTTAAGTTACTTAATGGTTAAAGATAATATGTTGTTTAAAAATAACAGTATTTCTAAATTCTTACCTGTAGAAATGTTTGGTAACTATTCTAAATTATTAGATGATATTACTGAAGGTTTAGTTAATAAAGAAAGCATGAACATGGATAAGTTTGAACAGTTAGCTTATAACTTTAGAAAACTTTATGTTACTGATAAAAATACTAGTTTTGCGGCTGTAAAATATAATAGCGTTGAAAATGATGGTAAGGTAGTTAATATTGCTGAAGATGGTACTATTGATTTTAAAGTATCTTCTAAAACTAGATTAGAATTATTTATTAAACAAAAAGAATTAAGTAATGCACAAGCTAGAATTGCAAGTGAAAGAAGTCCTGAGTTAGAAAAAGAATTATCTTCTGAAATTAAAGTTTTACAAGAAAGATTAGAAAGTGAGGATATTGCTACTAATATTAAAGTATTATCTAATATATTTAAAACTGAAGAAGTTACTGGTGAAGATGCTAAAAACATTACTTATATTGATAAAAAATCTGGTGAAACTAAAACAGTTGCTCAATTTAAATTTCCTCAATTTAGAAGATTTAAAGTTGGTAAAGAAACTAAAGTTTATGAACTTAAAAAAGTATTAAGTAGAATACCTTCTTATGGTAATGGAACTTTACAAGATCATAAAACTGAATTAGGTTTTGCTATTGGTGAACAAGCTATTTATGAACCATTAAACTTTACAGGTTACAAAGGTGTAAGTGTTTATTTCCCAGGTACTTATGAAAAAGCTGTTAAAGAATTTAGTAAGATAAAAGAGGTTAGTCCTAAAGCAGATCCTGATGATATAATGTCTGTTAAAAAAACTAAATCTGTTCAACAATCTGTTCAACCATCTACTGAACAATTTGTAGAACCTTCTGAAGATTTAATACAAAAACTTGAAGCTCAGGCTTTAGCACTTGAATCACTTGAAGCTAATGGTTCTGCATTTGAAGCTTTTGAAAATTTACCAGAAGTACCTGTATTACCTTCAGGAAATGATTTATTTTCACAAATGCAAAAAGATTTATAAATTGCAAAAAGAAGCTGAACAAACTTGGAAATCTAAATTAGATTTGTATATAGATGTCAGTTCATTTAATAATTATTTTGATAGATTTCCTAACTCCTTGTCTGAACTAGATAAGGGGTTAGAATTTATTAATTATAAAAACTATATGTCTGATGATATAGCTAGAATTGTAATGATAAATTCTCCTGCAATAGAAAGAGTTAAACCTAATCGTTATGAGTTTAAAGTAGTTGCTGGTAGTACTAAATTAGATACTAGAGGTAAACTTTATGAAACTGCTAAAAGATTAGCTGAACAAGTTAATAATGAATTTGTAAACTCTAATCAAAAAGATATAGCTAGAGTTACTGATGAATCAGGTATTGTTTCTTTAATCATAGAACCAAACTCTGAAGTAATTAATAGTTATATGGAAACTTCATATAGAAAAGCTGCTCAGGATAGAATGGAGTATGAAGAAGAATTAAAAGATAATGAAGATATTTCTGACTTTCAAGCAGAAATGAAATTTAATGAAATGTTAGAATCTGGAGAAATTAATCAAACTTGTAAAATATAATAATGGCTTGTTTATATACACATAATGGAAAAACATACTCTAAAGAAGAGTTAATTGAATATTTAAAAAATAATGCTAGAGAATATGCTAAGAAAATTACAACTAGGATTTTAATTTTTGAATCTGCTAAAGAAAGAAAAGGTTATTTACCTAAAGAAGAAACTATTAATAAACTTAAAGATTTAAAAGAAGATTTATCTAATTTAGAAGATGTTGAAGCATTCTTTAAAACTGCAGATTTTATGCATAAAGAATTAGCAGTAACTGAAGATTTTTTAGAAAATAATTTTGATATGACTAATTCAGATCATATTAATTTCTTATTACAAATTAGAACTCAGTTAGAATCTTATAAAGAATTAAATTCTTTCTTACCTTCAATATCAGATTATAATGCTGATATTAGAAAAACAGCTAGTGATATTAATTTTATGTATAATAATGTGTCTGAAAGAGTTGAACAAATTCTTGAAGAATACATGATTAACTTTATTAAGACTAATACTAAGAGAGAAGTTACTAAAGAAGAAATTATTCAATTGTTAAAAGAGTCTAAAGATATTGGTTTTATTGAAGCTAAGATGGGAGGTATGGCTAATAGTATGGATCCATTATTACAGTTACTTCAAAGACATGTAGAAAAAACTAGAGAACAAGTTTATGAGAATACTAATAATTGGTTAGATAAGATTAGAGTTCAAGGTGAAAAGTTAAAGAAAGCTGGAGTAGAAGGATTTGACTGGATGTTTCAAAAAGCAAAAGATGGTAAGATTACAGGTAGAATATTACAAAGAGTATCTGAATTATATTATAAAGAAAGAAGAAAAATATTAAATCTTCTTAAAGATGAATATGGTAATAAAAGAGAATTTATTTATAAACCTGGTGAACCACTTTCTGAAGCTGAAAAGCAACATAATATTAAGTTAGGTGAAGATAAAAAGAAAGTAGCTGCATTCTTTCAAGCTGAAGATACTAAAAGTGGTGTTCCTATTGATGGTGAAAATCATAAATATACTGATGAGTTTAAACAACAAAGAAGTATGTTTGAACAATTTATAGTTGGTGAAAATGGATATTCTGAATGGACTAAAAAACCTTTGTTAATGGTCAAACAGTTTATACTGGTGAAGTTAAAGAAGGGATTAGTACTTATGTAAAATCTGAGTATGTTGAAATTATTACTGAAAAAGGTGGACAAAAGACTAAGTTTGGAGATGATGAATATTATAAATTAATGAATGATAAAACTCCTCAAGGTATTGCTAGAAAAGAGTTTTTTGAGTTTTATAAAAATACATCTAATACATTATTAGATAAATTACCTTTGGCTATTAAACAAAAAATGCAAGGTAAAATGTTTAGAATTAGAAGTACTATTTCTAAAGATATTAAATCTATTGGTGTATTAAATACTTTAAAGAAATCTATTAGACAATGGGTTAATCCTGATGTAATTTTTACTTCAAGAGAGTTAGATGAAGATGGTAACTACATTGAAGATGTTCCTATCTTTTATACTGGAGATTTAAAAAGTAATGAGAAACTTAAAGGTTTAAATAAAAAGTTAGAAGAATTAAGAGCTGAATTAACTAAGAATCCTTCTGATTTAAAAATAGTAGATAAAATTAAGATTGTTAAAAACTCTATTTTAATAGAAGAAAACAAGCTTACTCCTGAAGAGTTAGAAACAGATATGTTAAAATCATTAACTAAAGCTGCTCAAATGGCTGAAAATTATGATTTAATGAAAGGTGCTGAATCTACTTTATTAATAGCTCAAAGAGTTATTCAGAATAAAAAGTTTTTTAAACTTAACGCTGCTGGACAAAAAGATTATCTTAAAGATACTTCTTTAGTTGAACAAAGAATGAGAGCTTATATGAAAATGATATTCTATTCTAGTTCTACTGCTAATCAGACTAAGACTGCTAAAATGATTCAGAACTTTAATAGTTTTGTAGCTTATAAGTCATTAGGTTTAAATCCATTTTCAGCAATTAATAATACTGTAATGGCTAGTATTAATAACAGGATTGAAGGATTTGGTAGACAATTTGGATTTAATAATACTCATTTAAATCAAGCTATTAAAGATACTTCATCTTATATTAGTAGTTTTAATTTTGCTAAAAACTTAGGTAAAGATGAATATTTAAAAACACCTGATAATAAGTTTGAAGCTATGTTAAAGAAATTTAACTGGATAGACAATAATCAAATTATAGATGAAAGTTCTGCAATAAGTAAACTTATGTTTGGTGGTATTACAGGAGGTGAATTCTATGCTCAATCTAATACTGCTATTGCTAAACTTAGAAGTACAATGATTACTAATTCTAAGACAGGTGAAAAGCTATCTGTATGGGAAGCTCATGAGTTTGTAGATGGTCAATTAAAACTTAAAGATGGATTTGAATATTCTCCTGAACAACGTAGATCACTTTCAGTAGATATTAAAAATATGAATAAGTTGATTCATGGTAACTACAGTGAAAATGATAAAGTTGCTATGCAAGAACATGCTTTAACTCAAAGTGTAATGCAATTTAAGAAATGGATGTATAACTTTGGTAAATCTAGATTTGGTAATACTTATTTTGATGAAACTTTAGGAGATTATGCAGAAGGAAGATATAAGACTTTTGGTAGATTTATATCAGTATTAAAAGCTGGAGCAATGTTTGATTACAATTCTATAAAAGCTGCTTATAATTCTTTACAAGATTATGAAAAATCTAATCTTAAAAAGTTACAAGTAGAATTTATTTATTGGACTACTACTGCAGCATTAGCATTATTGCTTGAAGGAGTAGCTAAAGGATTAGATGATGACGATGATGAACTTAAAATGTTAGTTAACTTTTTAAGAAAACAATCTGATAGGGTTGGAGGAGAATTAGATGCTATGGTTAATCCTAAATCAATTTATGCTAATCTTAAAAATCCAGTATCAGGATTAAGAGCTGCAAGTGATTTTGGTGATGTGTTATCTCAATTAGTTAAAACTCCAATAAATTATTTAATAGATAATGATGAAGGTTTGTATATGCAAAAAGGTCCTAATAAAGGTAGATTGAAATTATCTAAGGAAATACAAGATGTTATACCTGTTGCAAATTTAAGAGCACAATTTGAAAACTTAATGATCTCTGGTAATTTTTATTTCAAATAACCATTACTGAATAAAAAAAAATAAAGCCCTTTTAGATTTAATTTCTGAAAGGGCTTTTTAAATTTACTTATTTTTGAAATCTCGATACTCTAATTCTTTTACAAATATAGGTCTCATCATACTACCTTCAGGAGCAAATCCTCCTAATATAATAGCATTAATATGTTCAGAAGTCATGTCTTTGATAGGAATCCATTGAGTTTTAGGTAATCTACGCATATTTTCATCATAGTTTTTACCCCATGTTAAATATTCTCTTCTAAGTTCATGAGTACCATCATCATAAATACTACTTGAAGTGTAATCACTACCAAGAACTCTTTGATAGTCATGACCTCCATCTACAGCAACATTACCACATTTACATTCTACAAAGTCATGTCTATGTTTAGATTCAATTTCTTGTTTACACTTATTACAAATTACACTATTTTTTAACACCATTATCATACACTTTTAAGCCATACATTAAATCTATTTCATTAATAATTTTATCTATTTTATAAGGTTTATAATTTACATTATTCTTTATAAAATCTTTAGTCCAATCTCTCCATTCTTGTTTACTTTCAGGAGTATCCCAGTAATATTCAAACCATGCCATTTTTTTGATGATAGGTTTTTTCTTAACAGATTCATAATCTGCATCAAACTCTCTAAGCATGTAATTAATTACAGGGATAATAAATTCTTCACTTTTTAGTTTTATTTTTTTCATCTAATTCATTTTTTAATCTTATTAAAAATGCTTCTTCACTATCATCACCACTTAATAACCAATCTATTCTTTGAGCATAGATATAAGATTTGTTAAGTATATCTACTGCTATTTTAAACTGATCAAGAACTTCTTCTGAATACTTACGATGAAATTTATCTTCAGGATATAATTCATACCAATTAGGATCTTTCCATCCTTCTTCTTTTATTTCTTCTTCAGTTTTTTCAAGACCATTTTTTTCAATAAGATTTTGTATTTCTTCTGAAATTTCTTTAATTCTTGATTGATTCCAATAAAAATGTCCTCCACTCATAATGTACTATTTAAAAGTTCTTCAATAGTTTTTGGTTTAAAATCAATTAATTTAGCATCTACACAAAAATATCTATTTTTAGTATTAATTACAGGATTGTTCTCAATATCATCATATTTTAAATTAACATCAAAATCTGCTAATTTATTATTATGATGAATATGAGCATGAATATTTCCTTTATACTGACCTATTTCACTAATGTGAATAGGAGCATGAGTTAATGCAAACCCTTTATAGTCAATCATTCCTGCTACTCCATCTACATAATTTAATAATTTAGGTACATCTTGCCATAGATCATGGTTTCCAAGTACTACTATTTTTCTACCATTTAATCTATCTAATTGATAATAATCATTAGATTTTTCCATAGTTACATCACCAAGAATATAAGTTAAATCTTTCTTATGAACAGTTCTATTCCAATGACTAATTAAAAGTTCATCATGGTAAAAAGAATTTTCAAAATCTCTCCATTTAGCTACTGACTCATGGCTAAAATGTAAGCATCCTATAAATCTAACTTGCGACATATTTTATAATTTAATCTGGTAATTCTCCAGGCATTTTAATTCTTACTTCATTAATATGTTCAAAATCTTCATCATAAAAACAATTTTCTATACCACATATGTACCAACAAGTAGAAATACCACTTATTTTTTGATGTTTTTCAAATTTAGCTATTTCAAATTGATTTCCATATTTAACATAGTAATATCCTTCTTGTCTATCCATATTAATCTTTGATAAAAGATCCATTAACTAACTTACCTGTTCTATTTTTAATAACATTGTAAGCTCCTTCTAAACATTGATTATAATCTAAACCTAATTGCTTAGATAAAATAATTAACACTACTTGAATATCTCCAATAGCATCAACAACTTCTTCATGTTTATTCTTTAAGTAAGCACCTGCTAATTCTCCAACTTCTTCAGATAATTTTAACATTTGCTTAGGAGCATTTTCTTCTTTTAATAAGCCTTTATCTTCAGCCCATTTTTCTATAAATTGTTGTAATTCTTCTTGTATCATATTATAAATTCATTGGTAAAACAATTGGTAATTTTCCTTTATTCAATACTACACCACAAGAAATAATAAATTTTCTAGGGTGAGCTTTAGCATAATCAAAGGCATATTTTCTATCATCTACTCCACATCCTACTTGCATTCCAAAAATAATATCACTTTTAGATACATTAAAACGAATGTTAGCTTCTGAATGTAAATGACCTTGTACTACAGACATTCTTCTGTTTAAAGCTTTGTTATAAGCAGCATTCTGACCTGAAGTACCAGTTCCATGAGTAAATAATACTCCATTAATAATATGCTCAATATCAAATTCCCATCCTGGAACATCTAAAACTTCATCTAATCCTTTTATCCACCTCTTAGAAACACCTGAACTAAATGCTTTCCTATTAATAATTAAATCATGATTACCTAAACATACTTTAGCTTTAGGAAACTCTTTATACATATACTGTAATTGCTCTGTAGCAAACTCTAACTCATCAGCAGCACTATGTCCATCAGGATTAGTTTCATGGAATGAGGAGTAAGCATTATCAATTACATCACCTATGTGTACAATAGTACCACAGTTATAATCTGTTCTACACTTTAGAAGATGCTCTAAATATCCTTCTCTTTGAAATGGATAATGAGTATCTCCTATAACTAAAATATTGTCTTCATTAAAATTTTTACTAAGAATGATATTATTATCCTGTGATTTTGAAACAGGTTTAGTATCTAATCTAGCTTTTTGTAAAGCAATTTCAATATCTTTAGTTTTAGATTCTTTAGGATAGTTTTTAGCAATTACTTTAGGACTGCATTTTAAATAACCTGGCTTGTTAGTAAGCCAGGTATAAATTGATTCTTGTTTCTTATTTAGTATCATTTACTAGTTTCTCTTAAAAAAATTAAACAACATTGGGCATGATCTAAGTGAGGTAAACCTGATTCTTCATCTAAGGCTAATCCTTCATTACCATCATGAATATACTTCATTTGAGCATTAAGATGTCTTATTAATGCTGAATAATATCTTTGCTTAGGTTGAGGAACAGATTTCCATCCTCCAGGTGTATATTTACTTGCACCAAAAGTTAATACTTTTGCACAACCTTCATATGCATCTAAAGGATAGAGATCAAACCTAGTTTTGCCTTCATCATATTTTAATCCAGCTTTACTTAAGTCTTGTTCCATCATATTACTTAATATTATTAGTTTCTATAAAGGTATCTAATTTTTTTGTAAATTCAATGTCATCAACACTATTAATGTTAATTAATTTTATTAATTCACAAAATGATAATTCATGATTTGCTAACCATATTCTGTCAATTTTATTTAAGATAGGAAACATTCTATCTTTGGAAATTTTAGCTTTGTCAAGTACTTCTTCGATTTTATTCATAGAGTTGATTTATAGGTTTGTAAATTTCATATTCAAGATTTGGGATACTTGACACCTCATTTAGTAATGTGTGATGTACATCTAAAAACTTAGCATACATTTTTCGCTTTTTATCTGTAGGATATAAAGCATCATAAATACTAGGTAGATGACATTCTTGATTTGATTTACTACCATAAATTCTAGTTATGATTTGTTTAAATGGATCTGAAGTTTTAGAGTACTGTCCTTGTATAATTTTATTATAATCTTCATAAAAATGTTCTTGTAATCTATAAATAAGAATGAATTCATCTTCTTCTTCTATATAATCAACAAAGTTTTCATTAAAATTTTGATTTGCAATAAAATCCTGCAATAATAATAAATTAATTTCTTTATTTAGTATTACATAAATAATTTTTTCTTCTTTACTTTTAATATGTGCATTTATTAAAATTTCAGGAGAAAGTTTTTTTAATTCTAATTCTGATACCCCTATTAAAGGCATTAGAAATCTTGTAGTTCTGGTATATTTTATACTGTTATCTTCAATATACCCGTTATTCAAAAGCCATTCCAAGCGTCTTTGCATAGATCAATGAAGTGTTTAAAGGATTCATAAATTGGATACTGTCATAAGATTCTACTATTTTTAAACACTTATAATTTTTATAAAACTCTTCTACACCTTTTAGTTCACCAAAATAATTTAAATATTCACTTATTACTTTTGCTTTAAATAAATTTAATGATTCACCTGAGTCTTTACATTGATCCCACAACTTTTTCACAAAAGCTGGACCTTTACCTGGAATACCTTTAATATTATCTGCAGAATCTCCTGTAACTATTGAACTCCAAAAGTACTGATCTGCAAATTCTTTATCTACTATTCTTACTACATCATTCTTAATATCATAATTCATACCTTCAAGATTATTAATATCTTTATCTGTAGAAACTACAATATATGGTTTTGATTCATTTATATATTTATTCTTATAAATACATAATAAATCATCTGCTTCTAGTTCTGAAAAAGAAATACCTTGATATTCATTTATCAAATAATCTCTTACATCATAAAACCAAAGTGGTTTATCTAAACTTTTTCTATGAGCTTTATATTCAGGATAAATATCATATCTAAAGTTTCTACCTATTGTAAAAAACAGATGAAATTCATCTGCTTTGCATCCATTTATTAATCCTTGTAAATAACTATTTGAACCATCAATACATTCTTGTAAAGATTTTTCAGGTTCATCTATCTTATTATGACAGACAATATATGGAATGTGATCAGCGTCTATTAGTGCTATCATAATATGGTTTTATCTCTGTGTATTTATCTTTAATCATTTTAGATAAATTAGAGCATTTTGAAACTAATTTTTTTGTAGGATATGGGTTTTTACTAAACTTATCTAAAAATCTTGTAATCTTTTCTAAGTCTGCATGTTCTACTTTATACATAGTATTTCTTTTTAATTATTGCTATTGACTTATTAATATTAGTTAAATTATTAGGAGCAAAATAATCTATTACCCACCCATTATCATTAAGATATTTTTTAAATAATCTTAATTTCAATTGATACTCATTAGTATAATCTCCTTTAGTTTCTATTATCCAACCTGTTTTAGTTTGATGATTTAACTTACTAAAATCAGGTTTAATTGTAATAGCTCTTAAATTATTACTTACTTCACCAAATTGATAAACGTATTTAGGTTTATTTTTGTTTTTAAATCTAGCATTTAAACCTTCACTAACACATTGATCATAAGTCATCATTCTTTTATAAAGTTGATAAGATGTACCTTTAAATGTAAACTTATCTTGTAAAGTAAATACATCACTTTCATAGTTAAAATCTGTTATACCTGATTCTAATAATCTTCTATAACAGTTCTTTTCTAATCCAGATCTTAAATTTACACCATTGAAACTAGTTGGAATACCATGAGGTACAGCTTTTTTCTTAGGTTTTTTAATAGGTTTTTTAATTCTAATTCCAATTTTAGATTGTCTCATCTTTTCTTGCTCTCAAAATAATTTCAGAAAATCTTTTAAAATCAGAAATATATTTAAATCCTAATTTTTGATAATCTAATTTTCGATCTACTAAAATACCCCAAATTTTACCATTTAAAGTTACTGCTTGAACAATAGGTTCAGTATTATCAAAATGTATATCTACATTAGTTGTTATCTGACCTACTTTAGTACTATCTGTTAAACATAAAATAACTCTTGATTCTGGAACTTCTAATTGTTCAGCTACAGCATTAACATATGTTGAATTATTATTTGTTGTAATAATCCATAATTCATATTCTACATCACATGTATCATATAATTTATTTTTAATGTTATAAACTAATTGTCTAAATTCTTCTCTATTCCAGTTATCAGTTAATTCAATACTTACTTTAATCTTCTCCATTGTCTAATTCATTAAGTTTATCTAATTCATTTATTCTATCTAAGAGTTCATCAGCATCTTCAGATGATGTTTTAATAAAAACATTATTTATTGCAATTTTAAAAACATTTTCTTCAGTTAAATGATATACAAACTCAATAGTAAATTCTTTAGGTTCACCATCAAAAGTACCTTTAAATAATGAAAAATCATAATAGTAAAAGTCTGGTTTTAATGTTTTAAAATCATCTTGTAGAGAATAAATATATTCTGTTATTAATGTTGCATACTGAAAAGGACCTAGTAATTCTTTAAATTCTTGTTGATTAAAAGTTTCCATATTATTCTTTTATTTCATAACCATCTTCAAGTCTTACTTCAACAGTAGTATTATCTTTCCAAGGTTCTATTGTTATTAAATAACCTAAACAATTTATTATTCTAAGTCCATTTGTAATGTACATATCTTCACCATCATTATCATCAATTAATGACCAAATGTTATTAGGATATACTTTTTTTAATAAGTCTCTATCTTCAAATAGATGACCATCACAAGGAGGATCTTTTTCAAAAGTATTGTTTATAGGTCTGTATTTCTCAGTAAATTGTGCCCAGTTTAAATTTATCATAATAATTTATTTTTAATCATTAATTCAGCTTTTTCTAAACCAAATTTCTTAATGTAATCACTTAAATCTTTTTCTTCGTCAATAAAATAAAATTCTAAATCATAGTTTAGAACAAAATCACCAGTAGATATTCTACCTTGTTCATCATTATCAAAGTTAACAATAATTCTTTTAAATCTATGAACTAATTCATTATAAGATTTCTCACTAATCTTGTTAGTTTCAGCTTGTAATGCTATTGCAGGTATCCCTAAAATATAATAACACATTACATCTTTTAATGATTTAGTTAAGATTAATAAGTTTCCTAAATCTGGTAATTGATCATAACCTTGTAGACATTCTGGTCCAACATTACTTAACCATTTAAGTTCTTTTTTAGTACTTTTAGGAAAATAAATTTTAAAATATTCTGTATTATCTTTAAAGAATCTGTATGAATAAACAGGATTATCTTTCTTATACTCAAAAGTATAATGATTTTCTCCTTTGTTTAATAATACATGACTACAAGATTTTACATTAAAGTAATTTAAAACATCAAATGTTAATCCAAATTGAATCCAATAATTATAATCTACAATATTGAAAGGTTGAATTAAAGGTTTAATATTAGACTTAATTTTAATTGGTTTATAAGAATCATCATTATTGATAAGTAATTTAGGAGACATACTTACACCATGTTTTTTGATATTAAAATCATTAGCAATAATGTTGCATGTTTCATGATAATTAGAACCATATTTTTTACTAACATAATCAAATGCTGTAAAATAATCACCATTACCATAATCTCTATAATAAGGTATCCCTGAAGCACTTATTACTATTCTACAACTTGGATTTTTATCTACATAAAACTCTGATTGAAAACTAGAATCTTTAGATTTAAAGTTTTTGCAATATCTTTCAAGTATTTGTAATTCAGTAATATATTTTAATATCTCAGATTTACTGATATATAAACTAGCATTATTAAAATCAAACATAGTTAAAAAATTAGCTGCAAATATCTGTAAATTAACACAAATACTTGCAGCTAAGTTAAATTAAATTATTCTTTGTAGCGTCGCACTACCCCTTTTTTTTAAATATTAGAAAAAGTCATGGAAAAATATTTAAAAAAACGTAAACCTACTACCTTTACTATCGGAATAAATTAAAATGCTGGTAAATCATCTACTGGTGCAGAGAATCCATCTTGAACTGATGGAGTAGAAGGAGCTGCATCAATAGGTAATCTTTTGATATTCTTTTCAGCACTAAAAGCTAATTTACTTTCAGCTACTTTAGAAGACTCACAAAATACACCATTAGCAAAGTTAGAAGCAACATATTTTACTCCCTTTTGAGAAATTTTCTCTTCACCATTAACTTTTAAACGGAATTCTTTACCTACTGTAAGCATAGCTAACTTTTGAGCTAATTCTTCAGCAGATTTAGCAGAAGGCATTTTAGATTTAGCTGATTCTTCATCTAAACTATTAGATGCAGCAACTAAAGATAAAATTGAATTTTTAGAAATATCCCATGCAGATTTTTGTTTACCTGGATTAACAGTAGTACTCAAGTAATATTGTTGTTTTAATTCAGCAGAACCATCTGTAGATTCTACTGTAAACTCTAAATAAGGAGATTGTTTTTGAGCACTTACACCATTAGTTACTGATGTTATTTTAACTACATGAACACCAGGTTTAATAGTTTCTTTATAAGAATTTTTGTTTACTTCTGCATTTTGAAAATCGAACATAATTTTAAGGTTTTTTAGTTAATAAATAAATTTTTAATAGGATTATTCTCCTAATTGATATTTTGCAATTTTGTCTAGTATTAGTTTATAGTCATTAGGTTCATGAGCATCTAAACATCCTTCTGGAGATTTAGCTAATCTAGTACCATCACTATTGGTTAAGAATGAATATTCCATTCTTCCATTTTTCTCAACTACCTCAGTATGAAGTACATAAGTAAAATAAGAAGGAATTTTAATTTGATTATCCATTAATTTACCAGCAGTTTGTAGAGTAATAACACTATTACCATTCACATCAGTATTTCTTTCAGTATGACCAATAACAATGACATTTAAATCTTCTCTCAATTTTTCTTCTATCTTGATAAGATTTTTAAATACGTCAACTGCTAAATCAGTCCACTTTTGAAATCCAGTAATCTTAGCATCATTCATTACTCTGTTAGTCAGATAATGAGTAAAATCCTCGATTACTACAGTTTTAAACTTTGTACCCTCATTTACTTTAAGTAAAATATTACCTAAATCAGGAAACGTAGAACAATTTACTACATTACCTTTTTCAGTACTATACTTTACGGCTCCACCTTTAAAAGGTAGTTCTTTTCTATTAGGTTTAACTAATAAAGTCGTTTCTTCATCTAAATTAAGAATAGCTCTAGATTTACCAGAACCAGGTTCTCCAATTGTTAAAATAATTCTTCCCATTTATTTGTTTATATATTTTGTATAATCTTCTAATGTCATTTCTCTAGGTAATTCTTCAAAGTAACCAGCTTCAGGTTTAGTATATAAGCCAATAGATATATTATCTTGACCTAATCTATTTTTAATAACCTTGAGAAGTCTGTATTTACCTTTTAAATTACCTGGAAATCCTTCTACATTAATATTGTAATTTAGACTTGTTTCTAACTGCATTTTATAAGGATTTAATAAACCTAAAACAACGTCAGCATCAATATATGGATTAACTGAATCTCTAAAATCAGATTGCTCTGGAGATAAGTCTACACCACGATATTTAATTCTGTCAATATTACTTAAACCCTGATTAAATTGTTGAACTATATAAAATGTCATATTAAACATATTTCTACAGGCAACAATGTATTCAGATATTTTGTCAATATTTTGCTTTAGAGTAAATCCTCTTTCCATTTTAGCTAAAGCCAAGTGATCTAATACTACAATATTGTATTCTTCAGCGTTATTTGCTTTCCAACCAGTAACTCTGTCTTTAGATTGTCCAGACTCATCTACATAAGTATCATAAGAAAATTCTCCCTTGTTACCTACTCCATTCCACCATTCATGATATAATCCTGTTGGGTTCATTGGAGTCCAGTGCCAAGTTATCTTACTAAATAAGTCTTCTAATTCAGGTAACTCAGAAAATACAATTTCTTGTTCTTCTTCTGTAAGCCTTGAATCACCTAGACCTTTAATAGTTTGAGGAGATATAATCTTATCATACTTATTGTAAATAAGAATAGATAACCAGTTTGCTTTCTTACTTATCTCATCAATTTCCCAAGAATAATAAGTAACATTAACAGGTATGTTTTTAGCTTTAGCATCTTGGATACCATTTAATATGATAAAATCACATAAAGTAGTTTTGGAGCTACCTGATAATCCACCTAGTAAAGTGTAACAACCTCTTTGAATGTTATAAATATACTTGTTAATTCTGTTGAAACCATTATTTAAACCTGAATAGTCACCACCTAAACCTTTTAATATTCTGTCTTTAAATTGCGTCATAAGTATTTTGAGGTAAAGTTGTTACATTAGTTAAATCAGATAAATATTGTTCCCAAGTTCTTTGAGATAAGAAAGTAGCTAACAATTGCATAAATTCCTGTTTATTATCTTTCAAATGTTCTCGATAATACATTTGAATACATAATATTATTTTCTTATGTAATTCCAAATTAATAACACCATTATGCACAATGGTAGTTTTATAATTCTTCTTACATCTTACTAAATCATTATGTAATCTTCTTGTACCACCAGTTAATCTTTTAACTTTATTAGGGTATGTTGCTAATACTTCCTGAAATAATAAATCGAACTCTATACTATTTTTTGAACCAAATAATTTTTCAGTTTGATCAGTTACTCTAATACTGTTAAATGTAATATCAACTTCATTTGAAAGAACAATAAATCCAGATTGCCTTAACTTTTGAAAAATATTAGTATCAATAGCACCACAATGTGTAATGTATTTTACTAATAAATCTTCATCACTATTGACTAAACAAAATAAAATAAAATATTCTTCTAGTTTTAACTTGTTTGAAAGTAAACTTTCAATTTCTACATTAATTTTATCTATCATATATACGTTATTTTATCTTGATTAAAATCTTCTAATGCTGATTTAACCCATTGTTCATCAATAGTATTCTTAAAACAAAGAATATGTACAGTAGATTGCTCATCAGGATTTAACCTTAAAAATCTAAATATTTTCTGACTAGCTTTTCTCTCATTGCCGTAAGAGTGCATAATTATACCATATTTAAGATTTGGAATGTTAATACCTTCACTAAGTTGTTCTACAGCACATAACTTTTTTAATGTACCAGATTTAAATGCTTCTAAGTTCTTTTCAGAAAACTTATTGTTAGAATGATATGTAGCAGGACATATCTTTGCAGTTTGTTCTTGTGTACTAGCAAAACATAAACATTTATTATACTCACCAATGCTATTTAATAATTCTCTAGCTTTGTTTTCTTTAGATACAAATAATTGCATAGCTTTCATTCTTTGAATAGCAGCTATCTGTTTCATTTTACCTACAGATGAATCTACTCTAGCTGTCCAATAATTGTATAATTGAATTTCACTAGTCATCCAAGTAGCATTTGGTTTTGTAACTTTAATGTTTTTATTTAAATCTAAATTCACATAATGAACTACAATTCTATAATCATTTAAAATTTTGTGATCAACGGCTTCATCAGTATTATAAGAATAAATTACAGGACAGTACTTGTCAATCATAAACGATTTCTCAGAATGAGGATGTTTAGGAGGTGTTCCTGTCAATCCTAATATACTACCATTAAACTTACTTAAAACCTCATTATGATTAAGTTTTAATGAATGACACTCATCTAAATAAATAGTATGAAAGTCTGGTTTTTGTTTAGGTAATGATAAGTATGTACAGAATGTAATTTGTTTAAGAAGATACTCAAAGTTAAACTTTACAGCATCATCTTTCCAAGATTGAAATATAGATTTCTTTGGAGCTACTACTAAAAATTTAGAATCACTACTGTGTTTAGCCATGTGTTGCAATCCTATTAATGTTTTACCAGTACCTCCGCTTAAAGCTAAACTACATCTTTTATGTTCTAATGCTTTATTTAAAGCTATCTTTTGAATATCTTCTCTATTCATATTAGTCTACTAATGTAAAAGTTGGTTTGTGAAATTTACGAATTTTTAATCCAGCAGATTGTAATAACTTTGTAGTTTGAGCGTTATTCAATCCATAATAAGAGGATATTTCATCCTTCTTCTTACCTTCATTAACTAATCTAGTTAATTCAGATTTAGAAATTTGACGTACTTCTTTAGAAGTTGTTGTAGTTTCATTACTACTTGAAATTGTTGTTTCTGATGTTAAATTTTCCATGTTTACTGGTTTTTAATTGTTAATCTACTAATTGTGGTTCTACTTTTTTAATTTTCATACCTTTTAAAGGTACTGTTTTTATAACTTCTTTACTAATTTTTAAGTCTAATTCAGGTAGGTTTTCTTCTGAATTATACATAAAGTTTTTCACATGTAAGTTTAATTTTTGATTAAAATCTCTGATTTCAGATATTGATGAAATCTTAGGACTTTCAAAATTTAAGATAAGATTATTTAAATTTTCTTTAGCAATAATTTCAATATCAGTTTCTTTTATATGTTTTACAAACTGATTATAAGATCGCTTTTTAAATTCATTTAATCTTGTAGTATTTCTACTATCAACCCACCATTGAAAATTACTTTTGTTTATAGGTTTACCTAATAATGATGATAAAATATATTCAACAATATATTCTTTCTTTATCATTAAAACATAACTTATATCACAATTAACATTATTATAATTATCTGCTATAAATTCAGAGCTTATTAAACAAGTTGTTTTATTTGGTCCTGAACCATAAGTAAGATTTGAAAGTTGATCATAATTATAATGATTTTTAAAATAACCTAATAATTCAGTTGATGGTCTACTACCAAAATAATCTATAACATTTACAGTATCACTAATACCATAAATAGTATTATCTATAATATTAAGAATATCTTCTTTAGTAGTTTTTAAACTTTCAACAATAGAATTATTATTAATAACTTTTACACATAAATGAGAATGAAATAATTTTCCTAATCTTTGAGTTTGATGATTATATCTTAGAGTAGTATATTTAGCAAAAACTTCATTTCTTTTTTTAACATCCCAATTTTTAATATTAAAAGAACCACTACTAAGCATAGGATTACTTGAAACTATTTTAAATTTAGGAATAAGTAATGTAGGAATATAATCTAATGATGTATTAAAACTTAAAGAATTATTAGAAATTTGCCCATTTGGTATAATTTTAAATATTGGTGTAATCATTTTATTTCAAAATTTAATAATGGTAATTGATACTTAATACTAAAAGGAACTTCTCGATAATTAAGCTTTAATTTGTAATTGGTAAAAGCATTATTAAATGCAGAAGTCATTAATGCTGCTATCATTGCTGAACAATGACTAGTAGATTTATAACTACAATTTAATGGACTAGCTTCAGAATCATCAAATAATGTTTTACGATAATCTTCAATTTTATCTGGAGTTACAACATAGATTTCTGCTTCTTCAGCATTAAGTCTACCATCAATAAATACTGAAAAATTATCTTCATTATCATCATTTATATATTTTACCCAATTATCAAACATAATTTTTCTTGATTTCATATTATCAAAACCAGAAAAAGTTATTGAGTTAGCTAATGAGTCTTCACTATATAAACCAAATTCGTCTACATTTCTATTACCTGTAAAATCAATAATATTTTCTCTAGTAGCTGATGTTTTAGATTTACCAATGTCAGATACTTTACAGAATTGACCTGCAATATTAACTTCTTCAAAGTTATCATCATCAAAAATATAAATATAACAACTTTGTCTAGCTAAGAATAATGCTAACCAAGAACCTATACCACCTGAACCACCTATTAAAACATCTTGTCCTTCTTTAAACCAAGGAGCTTCATTAAATCTTGAAGTTTTGACATTAATTTGACTCATACTTTACTAGTTTTAGATTTTTTAGTAGTTTTATAATAGTCTGATATATACATTGATAATAAATCAATAATACTATTTGTAACTTTAAATGAAGAATACTTAGATAACACATCTACTGCAGCAAGTAATAACTTATCAGTTTCTTTACCAGCAGGTAAGTTTGGAAATACTTCTTCAATAAAGTATTCTAAATTCATATCTATTTCTTCAATAAAGTTAGTTATTTTAGTATTTTTATACTTATTAACTAAAGATAATACATCAGATAAAATTGTATCATTAGTAACATCTAATGTTAACCATTTTACTAAAAACTTTCTTACTTCAAAATCAGATAATTCATAAGTTGTAGTTATTTTAGGTTCTTCAAATAAATTAGTTTGACTATTGTAATTATAGTTATATGCAGGATTAGAAGAATAGGTTGTTTTAGGATAACCATATCTACCAAAACCTTCACCAAATGAATTTGAGAAATCATAAGTAGGTTTAACTACTTTCTTAGATTCTTTTATTTCATTATACTTTTGTACATCAAACTCATCTTGTTCAAACTCAATATCACAATCTATTAACATCAATACATCAGATTTAGTACCTGAAGTTTCAATAGTTTCTATACCTTCAAAACCTTTAAAGGTATAATTTGCTTTTTCAATGTTATATTCAGCAGCTATTGCAATTTTAGCACAAAACTCAGATTTATGATTAACTATTAATGATAAATAATAATTATATTTACCAGCATTATCATGTAATTCTTGAGTATCTGTACCACTAAAGAAAGCTTGCATTGAATGATGAGTGTGAATTAAGCTCATTTTCCAAGACATTGCTTGAGGATAAGCATCATAAAAATCTAATATCTTTTCATTAGTTTCAAACTCTGTATAAGTACTTACACCAATATCTTGTAAATATACTTTTTCAGCTTTCAATACTAAAGTTTCAGGTTCATTGATATTTCCAGATACTACACTGTGAAATAATATACCTGACCACTCAATATCTTTAACCTTATTATGTAAGAACATAATTTGAGATTGAAGTTCTTTAGAAATGATTAATTTAGATTTAGCTTTTAAATTTATTTCTTTATACTTTTTCATTTAATTGTTTTAAAAAGTGACTATTAATTTTTTGTTCTAAATGTTTTTTAACTTTATCTACTAATAAAGGATGTGCTTCTATGTTATCTTGATTATTAAGTTGTTGAAACTCAGGTTCTTCATATAAACATGGATACATTTTACCTTTAAATGAAAATTTAGTTAATGTACCTAATTTACTTACTGCACTTCTTTTAGTAGATTCCATATCACAAATAGGTGATGTAGTATCATTAACCATAATTACTTTTAATCTATCGGGAATAAGTTTAGTAATGTTTTTTACAAACTGTTCATCTTTAACAACTTCAATAGAATTACTACTAAAATTAAATTTAGTATTAAAATCTGATTTTGAATCTATGAAAGCTTTTATAGTATTATTAGTATCATCAACATTTATTGAATTTAAAGTAGTTCTATTAGTAGAATAACTTAAATCTTTTATTTTAATGTAAGGTCCACCAGCTAAAGATTCCCATTTAACATATTCTGAAATAGTATATAAAAGTAAATCAAAAGAATCTTGATTAAATTGTTTATTGTGTAAATCAGATAAAAGAATACCTAATTCTGAAGCACCTAAACAAAATGATTGAAAACTAGATGTATGAGTACTCAAATGACTATGAAAATAAGAAGAACATAACTCTTTAATAGACATTTCACCTCTATAACCTTCCATATTATCACTAAAAGTATTACTGTTAGTATTAAATTTTAACTTAACAAATAATGATTTAATAAAATGAGATCTGTCTTCAGAATTTTCAATAGTAATATCATCATACTTTAAAATAAAATGTAATTCAGATCCAACTTTATTTATTTCATAATGGTCTTCATCAAAATGATGTTTCAATACTTCTATAAACTTTGATCTTTGTTTTCTATCTTCAAAATTTATTAATCTTTTTTTATAAGCAAAATAATCATCTTCTGCATCAGATAATACTCTATACATATTACCTATTGAAATACGAAAATTTTCAACATTGTTTATAAAATATTCATCTTTAATTATTTGAATTTTTTTTGCAAGATTTGGTAATTCTAAAAGATAATTTGATGATATTAAATCAAAACTAGTATTATCAATTTTTTCAGATAATATGTATTTTTCATCATGTATTCTTATGAATTTAAAAAATGATTGATCATAATCATTATGATAAAAATAATCACCTTCTTTTAACGTAGATATGTCTAATAATGGGCTAACTTCTTCTATTGTTTCCATTTTAATTTAATTTAAAAAGCCCCTCTTTTCAGAAGGGCTTTGTTAGTTACAAACCTAGTTCTCTTTCTATTTTACGTTGTTCAGCTAAAAGTATTTCAGCTTGAGTAAGCTCTCTTCCTCTAATAGGAGCTATTGAATCATGATCACCATTATTTATTTCATCTTGAATATTTTCAACAGCATCTTGAATTTTTTCTTCAAGAATCTCTTGAATTTCTTCAATCATTTCTTCTAATTTTAAACTTAATTCTTGTCTTAAAGAATTAATTATAGAGTTTGTATCTATACTTGACATTTTATAGTTTTTTAATTAAATTAATATTAGTGACCTGCAGCCATTTTAGAAGCTGATAAAAATAATGTAAAGTTAGTTTCTGGTAAAATAGCAGATCCTGACTCTAATGAATTACGAGTTTCTCTAACAATACCCTTCATACCTGTTGGATTAATGTTATTGTTAATTAAAACTTCTTGTAATTCAGCCCAAGTTGTAACATCAGAGTTAATAGTTACTGGAGTTTGTGTTTGTGGATTTAATACTGTAATAGTTCTCATGTTTTTTGTTTTTTAAAGTTTAAGGTTAATAATTAAAATAATTCTTGTTTTATTGCTTTTAACTCAGCAATTAAGTCTTGTGCATCTTGCAAATCACGCTTTGCATTAATATAGTTTTTTGGACTAAAAGGAATCATTGAAATTACATTATTCAATGTTACTTTAGCTAAATTTTCAAGTCTTGCTGCTTGAATTAAATCTGCTTCTACTTGAAGCTCTGCTGTCTTTGCATGTAATACTAATTCATCTTGTCTAGTTTCTGAAGAATCACGATTAATTAAATCTACATACTTCATTGATGCTGGTTTTTCCACTTTTGCCATTTGTTTTTGTTTTTAGGGTTTATAATTTAATTTAATTGTTATACTATTATAATCTACTTTTTTTCTTTTAGATTTAATACCTTCTATATCAGATTTAAGTTCATTTATTTTTTTAGATTCATGAAATATAATATTATTTAATAATGATTCTTGATAAGATATTTCATCATCTATACTAGAATGTTTATTAACAACAGGTTTAGCTTTTTCATATAATTCAAAATGACCATCTTCATAAACAAATTCCCAACCATTATCTTCATCAAATCTAATTCTTGTTTTACCATTACGCATTTCTAAAATTTGTTTAATTTCAACAATCATTTCATGAAAATAATCCATATCTTCATTCCAATTATTATCACTTATCTTTAATTTTACTAAATCTCCTACTTCAAAATTTTTAGTTTTCATTGTTTTTGTTTTTAAAATAAACTCATTTGGTTATTACAGTTTATTTGATTAATAATTTTATTAATTTCTGATATATAAAAACTATAATTAACATCTGTAGGAAATACTTCAGAATTATGATTATTATATATCATTACACCAGATTCTTTTAATAAATGATGTTGTTTACCATCTCTACATTTAAAGATATAACCACCTTTAGTTGAAGCATAAAACCTATTTAATCTTTGTTGTTTAGATTTAACAAAATCAGGTGAAGTCCATTCAATATGATAAGACTTATCTACTTTTTGACTACAACAAAAATCTAATATGTTTTTATGTGATTCAACAAATTGTTTAACAGGAATATTATCAATGTAATAAGCTTTTAATGCTTTAGGTATTACAAGATAATCTACACTATTACCTAATTCAGGTTTCTCAACAAATAAACCTTTTTGTTTAATTTTAGAACCCTCAGCTAAATAATTATTTACATTCATGTAGATAATCTTTTTATAAAACTCATGTTCAAATTCTAAATTAAATTCTTTACCAACTTGATCAATAATTTGTTTATAATCTTCAATTTTATTTTTAGGAACAACAACTTCAATACCATCTGTATTTGCACTAACTACTTGATAATCAGCTAATACCAATCTTTCAATAGCTACTGTAAGAATTAATTGACCCATTAATCTAAGTTTCATTGCACCTTCAGGATAATAAAGCCAAGAATATTGATTATCTATCATACCTGAAGTTGAATTAAGAATTAATTTTAACAAAGCATCTTTAGACTTCTCTTTATTTCTTTTAGCTTCAATCCTATCAGCTTTAACATTAGTATATAATTCAATTACCTCTTTATATCTTAATAATTTATAATTGATAATAAGATTTGGATATAGACTAGCTACATCTGAAGTTATTATACAATGACTATCATTTTCATAATAAGATTCATTTTTATTTACACTATGTAAACCACCCTTACCATAAGTTAATTTTAATGCAGTACTGTTTTTAATTAATACAATTTCTTTACTAAACTCATTTAAAGAGTTAGACATTCCTTTATATAAATCTTTAAAACAATCTAATTGAAAGTTAATTTCTGGTAATTCTAATTTATTATTATGTTCAAACTTAAGACTTTTAACATATTTAGGATCTTGTTCAGTTATTTTACAATATTCTTGTAACAATAATTCAGATGCTATCTTAGGAGCATCCCAAGAATAACATTTTAAATTATAAGCAGTATTGATATATTGTCTTAACCTAATCTCATTAATCATTGAATCATACAATAATTGAGTAATACCTAAATCATGTACACTATTATAGTGTCTCAATTCATCAATTTGAGCATGATTTAAGCTCATTGAGGGATCAAATGGTAATTCTTGTACTGTAGGATAATTAAGTTGAATAGCAAGCCCTTTTAAGCTTAATTTCTTACTTAATCTAAGCATTTTAGACCAGTATAAATACAAATCTATATCTGTCCATTTATTATGATACTTGTATTTACTTAATTCTTTGTCATTCCACCAAAATTCATTATTGATAATATAATCTGACCATTCTTTAAGTTTTTGTAGATAATTTTCTACATTAGTTAGATTATTGTGGATAATATACATCAATATACAATTATCATAATGTATTCCATTAAATGTAATAAGATATTGTTTAAACTTATTAAAAAATTCTACAATATTACTGTATTCATTTATTCTATCTGAAATTTCCCAAACTATTTTCTCTTTAGTATCTACATCTTGTATAGCACAGAGAAAACAGTTTGAGTAAACCTCAACATCACAAATTACTTTTTGCCATTTACTGCTCATTTCTATAATAATTACTTGCTACTGAATACATTATATTTAGAAACATTCCATCTTTAGGATTATTAGGTAAATTAATATTATTAATATCTAATTCTACATTTTTAAGATCATAGATATATTTTACTATTACTTTTACCATATCTAATGGATGAAGATTATTACCATTAATAATTTCTTTTACTTCTTCTTTACTAAGCATATTATTTATATTGTTTTTCAGTGTTAATCATACATTGTAATATATGATTACTTAATCTTTCAGCTTTCTCTTCAGCTTTGTTAGCATAAATACTTTCTAGTTTTTTCAATCTAAAATTAGTTGCATTAGCTCTACATTTAAGAATGTAAGTTACTGCTTCTACATACATTGGTTTACTATAACCATTTAATAATCCTGAAGGATATTTGTTAATAAATTTAATAATTGATTCTAATTGTGGATTTGATAATTGACCTAATGTTGTAGGTTTACCATTCCAAAAATACAAATATTTACAATATTTGTCTAAAGTAATGTTTGTTTCCATGATATGATTGTTTTTTAAGTTTAATTAATTTTTAAAGTTGATGTAAAGCAATTTGCAAACCAATTTCTAAAGCTTCTTCATAAGTTTCACATATTTTTGTTACAAACTCACCTCCAATATAATATCCTTCAGAACTAAACATTAAATTTTGTAAATTATTACAAACTGTTTGAATATGAATATTATGTTTTTCTCTTAACCATTTTTGTAAAAAAGATTGAGTTGCAGCTAAATAAGTTGTATCAATATTTTCTTTAGTGATATAATTATCTAAACCTTCTTCTAAAGAATATAATATTGCATTTAATTGTCCTTTTTCATCATACCATTTTTCTTCAAATAGTCCTTGAGAATCTAAAGCATCCCAACTATATTGTTTTGTATCATCCCACAATAAAGTAAAACCTTTAGATTTAGCTAATTTAGCAGTTTGAAATGTTATTAATTGATTTTCCATTTTATGATTGTTTTTAAATTATTAATTTATAATATTTGTAGTTAGAGTGGGATTTGAACCCACATATCCAATAAAGGATGCCACTAAAGGAGAGTGGTGGTCAACTAGGAATGGGAACTTTCACCCTTCTCGTATACTCTAATCCACTGGAGGTACTCCTGCTTTACCATTAAGCTATCTAACTTTTTATTTTGTAGTCAGGACAGGACTCGAACCTGCACGCAAGGTCTTTATAACAACTCGTGTACACCTTAACTTCACTAAGCTGGGAAATACCCCCAGTTATGGCTACCATTTTCATCACCTGACTTTGTAACTTTTATTCCTATAGGAGTTACCAACCTTCGGTAGTCAGGACAGGACTCGAACCTGTAATCATATCTTGAGATACCTGCGTCTACCAATTTCGCCACCTGACTATGTTTATAAATAACAAAAGATGAGGTTTGCTTCACAGCCTAACTCATCTTTTATTTGGCATTTAGTGGACCTGGTGGGAATCGAACCCACGTTAGAATAAAACTTTTTTATAAGTTTCTACAAGTTTAGATAACTAATTTTTCTTCATAGTTTCAGCTGAATATTAGTTTTTAAAGAACTACAACTTGTTGTTTAACTGTACAATCCCAGTCTTTACAACTACCTGGATTTGAAAGATTTTGCTAATCCTAAGCTGCTAAAAGTTCTTCAACTTCTGTCTTAACTAACATATTGTTAGCTAAAGCATATTTAAGATCTAGGATAGTTCCTAGTTTTGAATCATTGTTGCCAATTATTCTTTAACCTACTAATTTATTAATCACACGATTTAATAGGCAATGTGATACTTGCTTGTTATAGAAATGTTTCACTCTCTTACCATGTCAGGCCCATAGACTAATATTTCTATTAGTCATCAATATGTTTTAATTGATCTCTTAGTTTATATAGTAAGTTAGTATAAAATTCTAAATCATCTTCACCTCCATCATGACCAGCAAGAATCTTAGATTTACTTACATAAACTTTAAATTCTATTTCTCTTATAGTATCTTTAAGTTCTTGTCTATATTGTTCTTTATAATTAAGAAAAGCATTTCTTCTTACAGAATCAATAAATAAATAACTTATTAGAGTTAAACATGTTATAGATATTATTATACTTATTACTGTTATCATTTTATAATTACTTTTAAATTACCACAATTCATAGGATTGTTTATAATAATCTTAATAAATTCAGCTTTTAATGATTCTGAACCTTTAGATTTCTTAAATTCTTTTAATTTAGCTCTATCAGTTTGTTTAAATACTGATCTATCAATTGATACTTGATTAGCATTGATTTCTTTTAATATAGCAGCTCTTTTATATTGATATTCTGCTGTTTCAGTTACTGGTAATTTTTTGTAATCACTCATAATTAGTCTATTAATTCAGTTTTTAATTTAAGAATTTGTTCTTTTGTTTTATTAAATGCTTCAAAATTAGCTACTACAGGAACAGCTAGATTTTTACTGTTTGAATAAAATTCTGACCAGCAGAATAAAACTTCTAATTGTTTAAACTTTGTTTCTCTCATTATTTATTTTGTTTTTAATTACTCTTAATGTTTCAGAGAAAGGTTTTCCTTCAATAGATTCAACTTCATTCCACATTTGTTGTGCAATCATTCTGATTTCTAATTGAGCATGTTCACTATCTCTTAGTTTTACAAAGTTAGCAAAAGATCTCATATTAAACAATACATCTGATGTTATTTCAGAATTATAAGTTTTAAAAAACCTTGCTGATTCCTTGGCTCTCTTCCTACCAAGTATAGGAGTAAGTTCTTCTAATGATTGATGATATAACTCTGTATATGACTTGCTATATCACATGTTACTAAAAAATGAACTGTACCTTTCTCAAATGGTGTTTCATGACCATCATTCCATAACATTTCTATTAGTTTAGGAATTCTTTTTCTTTTTTCAATATCTAAATCTCTTGAAGTACTTGTCCAAGCTGATAATGCTATTACTTCATCTGAACCATAATGACCTAATAATTCTACTTTCATATTAATTTTGTTTATTTATTTGTTTATCACATACACTAATAATCATTTCTTTTTCTTCTTCAGACATCATATCATTAACTTTAACATCTAATACAAAGTTTTTAAGTCTTAAATAAAAATTTCTGGATGGTTCATTACAAGTTAACATTCTAAGCCTTTGTAAATCATTGATTTTAATACCTAATGATTCACCATATTTATAAAATTCTTCTTTACTGTTTTTAACCATATCTTTTTGACATTGAGTGTAACCTTCAACAAAACCACCTTTTGAAGCAGAAACTATAAATCCTTTTGTAATAGAATTATTTATTTCTTCTGCTTTTTTTAAATAAAATTCATTAGCTAACTTTTCTATTTCTTCTTGCGTTTTCATATTAGTCTTGTTTGTTTAGTGAGTTAATGTAATCTTCCATATACTTCATTTTATTATTAGTAATTTCAGAAGCGTATTTCATAGCTCTTCTCATATCTTCCTCTGTGTATCTCTTTTCCATGTTATCTTCTTGGCATTGAGTGTATCCAAAATTAAATCCTTCACTAAAAAAACCATAGTCACCTCCTATACTTCCTTTTATAGCCTTATAAATTTCTATTTTTAACTGTTTTATTTCTTCTTTAGTTTTCATATTATTTTAATCTACTACTCCATTACCATAATAAAGCTGAAATGACTTCTTTTTATAGTCATCTGATTTTAACCATGCTTGGTACTTTTTTTCCCACTGGTTATCTTGAAACTTGTAATAAGAGCCACTTAATATACTGAGCTTTAAAGTCATGTTTATATCTTATGTTTTTACCACCATACTGAGATATTTTAGATTCTTGTATAGTAGGAACCCATAAGTATTCATCTTCTCCTGGAATATCATTAGTTAAGTTATACTTGTGTTTATTTTCATTATGTGTTAAGAATATAACTTCAGCTTTTACAACATCTTTATAGTCTACATAATCATTAACCATGTGAAATAGATTTTCATATTCTTCTAACCAATTACCTGCAACTATTACAGGACTAAAGTTAATATGAACATCATATCCTGCATCTATAAATGCATTAATAGCCTTGATTCTATCTATTATTTTAGATGTATTAGGTTCTAATTTATCAGCCATAATTTGTGGCATTAAACTAAATCTAATTCTAATTTTACCTTGTGGATTGTATTCTATTAATTTTTCATTTACATACTTAGTAGCAAAAGAACCCATAGCTAATGGATGCTCTTTAAAGAAATCAAATATCTTTTCCCATTTATGATACTTTAAATGTAATGCAAAGTCTTCATTACATGATATTTATGTCTTTTCATATAACAGTAACTACAGTTATATAAACATCCATGACCAAAACTTGGTGATATAAAATCAGTTGATCTACCTGAAAGTCTAATAAGCATTGATTTTCTAGTTACTTTTTCTATCATATTTTGTCTGATTTATCATTCATTAAAGGTTATATTTAGCCATAATGCATGATATTTCATACATATTGGCTATTTTTAAACCTTTTCAATTTCTTGTTTAACTTCTTGCCAATAGTTAATATCACTAAAAAATGGGTCATAAGTTGATTCTTGTTTTATTATCTCATCAACTGCAATTAAAGCACATTGCTTTGCAATATGTATATTAAACCATTCTATAGTATTGTTATTTATTCTTAGATATTTCAAAACTAACCATTTTGCTTTTTCTTGTGGTGTCATAATTTTATTGTTTAAAATAATCATTAAGTGCTTCCATTATTCTTTTAGTACAATAACCTTTTCTAAATGATTTAACTAATGTGGATAGAGATATGTTGTATTTTTTAGATATTACAACATGATCTCCCCACTTTCTCATTTTATAATATTTAGGATCTATTTTATAGTTTTTATAGCCTTCTGGATACATTCCTTTATTCTTGTGAATTCTTTTAACTTCATCAACAAGTGTTTTAATGGCTACATTCTTTAAACTAGATCCTTTATATTTTTCAAGAACGTGTACAGCTTCAATAATTGTCATATTATTTATTACTTTTTAGTTTAGCTTCTACTACTTTTCTTAATAATTCCATATTAAATGAACTTCTTATATCATCTGGTGATGATTTTTTAGTCCACCATTCTTCTATAAATATTAAATGTGTCATTGAAGGATTGTTATTCATAACTTTAAGTTTTATTTGTTAATATTAATATAATTTACATATGTTTGTCTTATTTTCTCCATTTGTATTGTAGTACAATTTCCGTAAAAATCAGCTTTTAATATATTAATTTCATCAATAGCTTCATCTATTGTAAAGCCATCATTTATTAAGTTTATTACTTTAGCTACATTTTCTGATTGGTCCCTAGAAACAACGATATAAGGTTTAACCTTATCTAATTCTCCTAATAAAGCATAAGTTTCAGACATCATTCTTATAAAATCCATTGAAGTGCTACCTTCTCCTGATAATACTAATTTTTCTTCTAATCTTTTAATATTTGTTAAATTACTCATAATTACTTATTATAAAAACTGTTGAACAATATGATATAAATAATACCATTGATAATAGTAATGTTATAATAAATGTAGTTATTATAACTTTATTTATTATATTAAATATCTTCTTTATCATCTTTTATAATTTTAATAGATTCACCTTTTATTAATGAGTAATAAAAATCACACATTAAATCATTTAATTCTTGAACATTTTCTTGTTTTTCTTCAGTTAAATTATCTTTCATTGTTTTAACAAAAGCTTCACAAGCTTTAACTAAATCATTGAATTTCTGTTTCTCTTTGAATTTAAACATTCCTAAGAATCTTGTGTATTCATCTGACATTGTCATAGCATGAGCACAAAATATTAGAATTGCTCTTTCAGCTTGTTCTGTTTTATCCATAATATTAGTTTTAAATTGTTAAAAGCGTTACTGAAAAAAAGAGAACAGGAAAAAAGATTGGTAAACCAATACTTTAAACCTGTTTCTAAATTATTAATTATATCTTGCATCAAACTGTTCTTGAGTTACCTCACTTGGTTTAATGTTAAGATTAAATGCTATTTCTGCTATGAATTCATCGTTATCAGAATTATTGATGTTGTTTGTCCACATAACTTTCTTGTGACTCCATTTGGGACAAGCATCTATTTTTCTTTCTGATAACATAAATGATTTACTTGATGTACAGCTACCTAATGCTAATGCTAATAGAGTAAATGCTGAGAATGTTATTGTTTTCATGACTTTAATTTTTAGTTGTTTATATAGTTGTTAATTATTATCTGTTTAAAAGTAAGGTTTTCCTCCACCTTCAGGAGTTGTTTTACATAACAACTTTAAAATGTATTAGGGTAAACTATCATATAAAACCTAATAAAAGGTCTAGTGGAGGGAATCGAACCCTCCTTAACTCCAAGACTAGACTATATATTATCCATTCAACTTAATATCTGCAGTTTGTTGAATTGGTTGAACACTAGTGTGTTTAATCAATACATTTTCTGCATTCATATCAGTAGTAAATTCTGTTTCACGGTAAATTGGTGCACCATTGAATAACAATAATTTATCTACATCACCTGCAACTGAAGCATTTTTAGGTTGAATTTTAGGTTGTTGGTTAGCTCTAAATGGATTTTTAACAATAGATTCTTTAATTACTATTTTACCATCTAGTTTATCACCTGCTTTTAATTCAGACATTTCAAAAGCTTCTCTTGAGAAAGTTTTTAATGCTGATAAGCTACGAACTTGAGCAATTGCTCCTGACATGTCTAACCATTTAGACTCTAGACGTACATATCCATATTCTTTACCATCTTTTGCACTGATACCAGTAGATACGAATACTTGACCATCTTTGTTAGCTGTGATTGTTACTTGATTTTTCATAATTTCTAGGTTTTAATTGGTTTATAATTGTTTATTTGTTTGATTTTTATATATGAATTAGCCCATATATTAGCTATTTAACAATTATTAAGGTGATATAGATAATATATTAACGGTGTTATATTTGACATAAATGTCTAATTATCTATATGAGAGCTTAACTGTTTAAATTTTGTCTATAAAGTATCTATCATTAGCTTTGCTATAATAGATGAATTTGCTTACTGTTTCAAATATTGAATTGTTTAGTGGTATTATAAGATTCATTAAATAATTTTTCTTTGGTCCAGTGTTAATTAAATAATACTCGTAACTACTTGTATTATAAGAACTTATGGATATTTTGTATATGTGATCATACTCAAAGAATAATGTATAATTAGAAGACACCACATAGTTATATGTAGTGTCTTGAGTATAGTCTAATATGTTTACAACATATTTTGTAGCATTATGTCTTACTGAATCTGATTCTGTAATCTTAATAAACATTTTAAATGTTTGACCTTTAGCACAGGCTGTTGCTAGAACTATTGATAATCCAATTACCAATAGTCTAATTTTAGTTCTTTCGTTCATGATAGTTTTTGTTTAGTTGTTAATTGAATAATAATAATCTTAAATATGCTTGTTCTACCAATATTATTTGACATAAAAGCATATGTTCTTCTGATTTGAATGCTAATTCTTTCATTGTTGTAAGTTTTTAATTTCATTAATAATCATATCCCATCTTTGTTCATCTGTTGGTTTATTGTTTACAATACCTAATTCTTTTTTAATTCTCATTATTCTAGTATGTACTGATAATGAGAATTCAGGTAGTTTAGATTTTCTATTGATAATAGGTTTACCTGTTTTAGTTGTTTTTTGAGATGTATTCATAATCTATTGATTTTAAGTTGGTTAATAATTAAATTGGTTTTAAATTAATGTTTAAGTTTAATATCACATCCTTTAAAAACCATTGATAGTTGTTCTACAGATAAACCATTTTTAAGTTCATCTAAAGTAACTTCAATCCATATTTGTTCTATCCATTCTTTACCATCATACTCACTTATTTTATATTGAGCATTGTCAGGAATTTCTACAATAGATACTTCAGCACAAATACCTGAGAAATCTTCAGAACCTAATTCTTCAAAAACTTCTATAAGTGTTGGGTCATTGCGTTCTATATTGTAAAAACTTAAACTAGTACCATCTGCAAGATCAAGAAAAGGTAAATATTCATTTTTAACAGAATATTTTAAACCTTTCTTATCAGCATACATACTAAGAGCATTAGCAGATATACTATATCCGCCATGACATTTGTTAATTAATATTTTCATAGTTGATAGTTTTAATTGATTAATAAAAAAGTCAGAAGACTATTCTTCTGACTGTAATTCTGCTGCATTAAGTTGTTGTTCAATATAATTTTGTAAATGATTTCTAAAAGCAATAATCCATTCACTATCTGTTATACCTTTATCAGCATAAGGATGAATGTCTATTCTATTATCAAGTATTGTGATAATATTTAATATTGTTGTTGTATCCATGATTTCTAGTTATTTGTCTAATATTGTTTTGTATCCACAGTAAATAAATGTAATTGCAATGATTGTTAAGATTGTAATGTGTAACATGATTTCTAGTTTTTAGTTGTTAGTTAATTGTTTGATTTAATATTAAGCACTCAGTTGTAATGAAGTGATTTAACCTAGCTACTAAAAGCACAGCACAATGTTCATTACAACTGCTCACATTTGGGAAGTGAGTTGTGGTGCATTAAAAACATTTAATAATAAAGGAATATACTACCTCACATCACAAAGCTAAAAGCACTTGTTTATGACTACTTTATTATTAAATGTATTTGTTTATAATTTATGTTAATTTCCAAATAATACTAAATGCATTATCTGATAATATATCATATTGTTTTAATACTTCATAAATATCCATATCTGATTCTTCTTTACAGATATTATTTAATTTATTGAATAGTTTATAAAAATTTTCTCTTTGTTTTTCTATTCTAACTTGGTTTAATTCTTCTTGAATTGTCATGATTTCTAGGTTTTAAAAAGTTAATAATAGTTTGTGTTTTGTAAAGTAATACATACCACCTAACAGGTTGGTGTAAATGGTCTCCGAAGTCCAAGTATGTATATAATTTGTAATATATATTGTTTGTTAGTCAATATATAGATTTAAGTAAGTAGCTTTCGCTACCTACTCAAATATCAGGAATGAGAATTCAGTTCCGTCTTCAGATTTACGAGATTCAGAACGCACTTTAGTAGCAGGTATATCTAATACCTGTTTAAGAGTGTATTCTTTTTTAGGATTTAATCCTACAAACCCATTTAAAGTTTGCATAATGTCACCCATTTCAACTGTTGTAGTAACTAATGCAGATTTACCTGACTTGCTGATGTGTAAAATAATTGCTTCCATAATGATAGTTTTTATAGGAAAACGGAATTGTTTTCCTGCTAAATTTATGGAGGGAGGGTGTTTTGGGGCTGCCCCAAATCTTCACCTACACAAATTTTTCAAAAAAATTTTACAAAAAAATTTTAAAAAAGCCATATGCATGTACCCCATTGTAATCAATAATTATTTGGTTATAAGGTAGTTATTAGTTACTTTTAGAGTATGGAAGTATTAGTAAAATATAGAACACCTACTGAAGAACATGTTACTTTAGAGGTAGGTGATAAAGAATATGAATTATCTTTACCTGATTATATAGATATTATTAGACCTTGTTCTAGAATAGAAGGTTCAGGTAAAGCTTACTTAGAATGTAGAAAAAGATTAATATTTGAATATATAGAAAATATGACTAAACCTAAAGATGATAATTTATTTAAGTGGTAATAAGTGGTAATAAGTGCTAATAATCAGTAATAAGTGGTAATATGAGTAATGATGAATATCAACAACAACAGTTTTGGGAAGATAAACCTATTGAAGTTATCTTAGGAGATAATTCAATTTGGGAAATAAATGATAATAATAATATTGTAATAAATGGAAAATAAATATTACACACCTACATTAAAAGACCTACATTATGGATTTGAATTTGAATATAAATCTAAAGAAGATTCTTGGGTTCAAGTAACATTGGATACTTGGAATAGTCCATCTAAAGAAAATCATTTAAAGCATTTTACAGAATATGATTTATTAAGAAATTTAAATTATCAAGATATGGCTTGTAAATATGAAGACTTAACTTGTATCAGAATTAAATACCTAGATCAATCTGATATAGAAAGTTTAGGTTGGAAATTAAGTAATCAATATGATGGAGCTTGGTGGGAATGGGATAAACTTATACTTGATGCTGAAGAAATGTGGCATCCATTAGGTAATTGGAAATATAGATTATCTCTTGATGAAAACATGAAAGTTCATATAGATGGAAGAAATCCTAGTAATGGAGGGCAAACAAAAAAATTTAATGGAACTATTAAAAATAAATCTGAATTAATTAAACTTATGAAACAATTAGATATTAAATAATGAAATCAAAGAATTTTAAATCACATGAAATTAAAGGTATATCTTCAGAAGGTATTGTTTATCTTAAGATGGGAGTTACTAGAAAGAGATATAATGATAAGTTAGATTATGAAGATATGGATCATCTTAATCAAAATTTAATTAACTTAGAAAATATTAATAAATTTTACTTACTTACAGGTACTAGTCCTATTGCAGATACTGAATAATTAACATTTTATATTTGCAAAAGTCCTTACAAAAGCTTATATTTGTATGTACTCTTATTGCAAAATAAGTCACCAGGGTAATACCTCATAAGTTAAAACCTGGTTAGAAGTTGGATAGTAATCCGCACTCTTGAAATAATAGAGATTGATAGCAGATGAGGTTTCTCCGATAGGTACAAAAAAGATTATAAATGAAAGTCTATAGTTGCAACATCAGGTATGAAGTATCCTCCTGAATTAACAGGAATAAAGTTTGCAATCGCTGAGTTTACTCAGAAGGGTTTAAGACAGATAGATATAAATTTATAATTAATCCATCATTAGGTGTAAAAACTGAAGGGGTTTATTATGTCTTAATAATAAATTTGGTTATAATAACTAAATCAGTTATATTTGATGTATGAAAATTACAAAAGAATATATGGACCGGTTTTTACAAATAGTAAACACTGAAGCTAACTCTACAGTTAGATCAAAACCTAATAGAGGTACATTTAGTATTTCTGAAACAATAACTGATAATAATGAAATTCTTTTTAAATTTATTTATACTCAAAATGATGTTGCTTATGTAAGCATTAGGAAAAAATATAATTTAAATATTATTACTCTTGAAGATGCTCAAGATTCTTGTTATCAAGAACTTATTAAATATTGCATATTGGGTAATACTGTTAAAACAGAATATGTAAATGCACCTAATGTTAAAGATTTAATTAATTTAGGATATACTGATTAATGGAATTCAAACTTAATTTACCAAGTAAAGATAAAAATAAGATTTTCATTAAAATGATTAATCCTATTATAGGTAACTTAACATCTAAAGAGATTGATATTTTAATTGTTATTGCTGATAAGCAAATAAGTAAATTAGATAAAGATACTCGCACTGATGTTAGGATGCATTTAAATATGGATAAGTTTAACTTTAATAATTATATTAAGAAGTTAAAAGAAAAGAAGATTCTTATTCCTGTAGATAGGATTACACTTAATGTAAATCCTAAGCTACTACACATCCTTAAACATGATTCTTTAAACTTAACTTTTGTATGATAGATAATGAGTTATATGAAGAGATAGTTAAAGAAATAAAAGTTATTTATCCTGATATTTCTAGTATGGAAATTGAAAGAATTGTAGATTCACAATTTAGGGTAATTAGAGATACTATGTCTAAGAGAGAAGGTAAAGTAATTCAATTAATATATTTAGGTAAGTTTAGACCTACAGCTTATAATCAAGATTATGTCAAAGTTAAAAGAAATACTTAATGGGTGGACTAATGTAGTTTGGTCTAAACCTGAAGTTGAAAAGAAAGCTATGGATAGAGCTATTATTTGTGCAGAATGTCCATATAATAAGAATAATATTTGTCAAAAATGTGGTTGTCCACTAATTAGTAAAACTAGATCAGAATATTCTAAATGTCCTGAAGGAAAATGGTAGTAGAATTTGAAGTCATAAGTCAATACCCTTTACCTGAAACAGGTAAATCTATTGCTAGGTATGTACCTATGAGAGTATTTCAAAAGAAGTTATTTGAATTAGATAAACTTCAAATAGAAGAACATGTAAATAGTAAAGGTATTGTAGTTAAAAAGTTTACTACTGCTAAATATGATAATGAGTTTTACAAGATTAATAAACCTTATAGTGAAATTAGAGATGAATATTTTTTACCATTAACAATTAAAGGATTAACAAAATGAAATATACAGAATACATAGAATTGTTTCAAATACTACAAAATGAAAAAGATCCTGAGTTAGCTCTTATTATATCTAAAATGAAAGCTGTAATATTAACTAGATTAATAGTTTATTTATGATAAAAATAATAGATCTTAAAGATGGTAAGATAATTGTTGCACCAGAGTGTTTAATTATTGAACCATTTAAATCATTATATGAAAATGATAAATCTAAAGGTAAAGTAGAATCTTTTAAAGTCATGCAATATGTATGGTTTTATTCTGCTTTTAAATCACCTTTTTTTCAACATTCTTCTAATGATAAACATAAGTTAATTGTTGAACACATACTTAAAGATAGTAAGTTTGTAGTTAATGATCAAGTTAAAGAATGTATTGCTATTTTTGAAAAGATTAATACAACTCCAGCAATGAAGTTATTTAGATCTGTTCAAGAATCTATTGTTAAGATGGAAGAGTTTTTTAGAAATGTAGATTACAATGAAGATACTGTAACTAAAATTCAGAAAGCTGTAATAGATATGCCTAAAATGCAAGAAGCTATTCAATCTGCTTTTGATAACTGTATGAAAGAACAATCTACAGGAGATAAGATTAGAGGTAATGCTACATTAGGTTTATTTGAAAATAAATAATTATGATAAATGATAATCCTTACATACCTTATGTTGAACTCTTTACTGATAGTAAGGAGTTTAGTTATTTAGCCAATATCTTTAATGATACAGGAATGTATACAATGGTTCCTCCAGGAACTGTAGAGTATATGGATTTCTGGACTGATGTTAAAGAAAAATGTATTAATGGTTTTACTAATTCTAAAGGAGTTAGAATAACAGGTCAACATTTCTTTTACTTAAACTTTTGTCCCATACTTGGAGAAAAGAATGGTAGAAAATCTAAGATATTTCCAAAGTTTGTAGATTTAGATTATGAGTTTTTCCATATGGTAGAATACTGTAAGGAAAATCAAAAGTCTATGACTGCTGTAAAAGGTAGACGTCAAGGTTGGTCTTATAAAGCTGCAGCATTATGTACTCATGAGTTCTATTTTTATCCAGATAGTAAATCTGTTATTGGAGCTTTCTTTAGTTCTTTTAGTCAGAATACTATGAACATGGTAGTTGATAATTCAAATTTTATTAATACTAATACTGAATTTAGAAAACAACGTAATCCTGATTTAAAGGATTTTATTAAAGCTAGATACCAAGCTGATATTGGTGGAGTTAAAGTTTGGAAAGGATATAACTCTGAAGTTAAAGCAATATCTTTTAAAGATAATCCTACTGCTGCCGTAGGTCTATCTGCTAACTGGTTAGTATTAGATGAAGCAGGGGTATTTCCTAATATTGTAGATTCTTATGGATATACTGAACCACTTATTAAAGATGGTTCAACTTATACAGGAGTAGCTTTAGTATTTGGTTCATCTGGAGATATGGATTCAGGTAGTAAGTATTTTTATGAAATGTTTACTAATCCTGATAAGTATAACATGTTAGCTTTTGAAGATCCATTTAATCCACAAGGTACTATTGGATTTTTTAGTTCTGCTGCTAAAGGTAGATGGGGTCTTTGTTTAAATCCTAATTCTATTTGGTTTAAGAAACCAATGGTTGATGAAAATGGTAATTCTAATACTGAAGCTGCTATAGATGACATTGAGTTTTTAAGAATTAAGTCTAGAAATGGTTTAGATCCTAAAGCTTTACATAATGTAACTACACAGTTTCCTTTAAGTTGGAAAGAAGCATTTTTAAGAAATAAAGGTAATGTATTTGGTTCTCCAGAAATGTTAGAATGGTTAGGTAATTTAGAAAATACACCTAGTCTTAGAGGTTTAGCTCAAAAAGGAGAGTTATACTTTGGTGAAGAAAACAAAATACAATGGAAACCTAATGATGAGTTAATTCATATTACAGATTTTCCTTTAAAGAAAGATCCTAAATCAGGAGAAAATCATACTACTAATGGATGTATTGTAGTTTGGGAACATCCTGAAAAAGTTAATGGACAAATTCCTGAGTATTTATATATTGCAGGATGTGACCCTTATGACCAAGATAAATCAGATTCTGGATCTTTGGGTTCTTTTGTTGTATATAAAAGATTTTATAGAGCAGATAAAACACATGATGTTATTGTAGCTGAATATACTTCAAGACCCGATACTGCAGAACAATTTTATGAAAACTGTAGAAGATTGTGTTTATATTATAATGCTAAAGTGTTGTATGAGAATCAGTTAAAGGGTTTAAAAGTATATTTTGAACAAAAGAATTCTTTATATTTACTTTGGCAACAACCAGGAATCATTAAAGATATTATTAAAAATTCTAATGTTCAACGTGGATTTGGTATTCACATGAATAGAGGAAGTAATGGTGCTAATGGTATTAAAGATCAATGTGAGTTATATTTAAAAAAATGGTTATATGATGAAATTGATGATGTAGATGGTAAAAAAATACTTAGGTTACATACAATAAAATCAATACCTTTACTTAAAGAATTAATTGCTTATGATAGAGATATTAATACAGATAGAGTTATTGCACTTATGTTATGCATACTACAAACACACGAACTACATAGAATACATGTAGAAGAGCTATTAGATGTTAAAACAACTACTGGATCATTTTTAGAGAAAATATATCAAAAATCTCTTATATTTAATAGAAAGAATTCTCAATTTAACGCAAGTACGAACTAATGAGTCAAGATATATATGCCAATTTAGGTGGACAAAATTTACCACAACAAAAACTTCCTATGTCCAAGAAGGATAAGGAGTGGGGTAAATCTTGTATAAATTACTATTCAAATTATAGATATACTAATGGTAGTAATCTTAGAGCTGATAGATTTAGAAAATTAATTAATTATGATTTATACAATGGTAAAGTAAATCATAAAGATATAGAAACTATTTGTGATCCATTAGGAGTTACTGCTAACAGTACATTCTCTAGTAGATTTCAACATTATGATATTATTTCAGAACCTATAAGATTACTTATTGGTGAAGAGACTAAAAGACCTGATAATCATTTAGTTGTATCTGAATCTCCAGATGATATTAATAGAAAAACTGCAGGTATTAAACAAAAGATATTTCAAGCATTAGAAAGTGCTTTGGCTTATCAAATAGATCCTAACGCAGATCCTAATAATCCTCCTCCTCCACCTGAAGAAATACTTAGACATGAAAAGTATAATCCTTCTGATATTATAGAATCTAAAGCTAATAAGTTATTAAAATCTCTTAAAAAAAGATTAAATACTAGGTTATTGTTTTCACAAGGTTGGAAAGATGCTTTAATTGCTGGTGAAGAAGTTTATTGGGTAGGTATTGAAAATGACCAAGTTGGAATGCGTAGGGTAAATCCAATTAACTTAACTGTTATTTTAGATGGAGATACTACTTTTATTGATGATGCTATTGCAGTAGTTGAAGAAAGAATGTTGGCTATCAATACTATTTTAGATGAGTATGGTGATATATTAAGTAAAGAAGATGTAGAGAAATTAGAAAATTACACTAGAGGTACTTTTGGATCTTTCAATACTGCAGGTGGATTTGAACCTCAATTTGAAGTTGTAAATAATCAAAATGCTTTTGCTGGAGTTACTCCTACTAATGCATTTAATGGTAATAATACCAATAACTATTCTATCAGGGTTACTAGAGTAGAATGGAAATCAATGAAACAAATTGGTGAGTTAACATGGACTGATGAAGATGGTGTTCAACAAACTGAAATCATTGATGAGTTATTTAATATGAGAGTATTTAAACAAGCTTTTTCTGATGCTAAAGTAGAATGGTATTGGATTAATGAAGCTTGGGAAGGTGTTAAAATAGGATTAGATATTTATACTGAAATTAGACCTAAAGCTAATCAAAGAAGAAGATTAGATAATCCTTATTTCTGTAGATTAGGTTATACTGGATTTATATATGAAGCAACTAACTCTCAATCGGTATCATTAATAGATAGGTTAAAACCTTATCAGTATTTATATGATATTATATCTTATAGATTAGAGATTGCATTTGCTTCTGATCAAGGTAAAAAGTTCTTAATGGATTTAGCTCAAATACCTGAGTCTCATGGTATTGATATTGACAGATGGTTATATTATCTTAAAGAGATGAATATTGCTTTTGTTAATAGTTTTGAAGAAGGTAAAAAAGGTTCTGCTACTGGTCAATTAGCTAGAGGATTTAATCAATTTACTGCTATTGATTTAAGTCTTAGTCAATCTATTCAACAGTATATCAATATGTTAGATTACATTAAGCAACAAGTTTACTTTGTTTCTGGTGTAACTCCACAAAGATTAGGTGCTATTAATAATTCTGAATTAGTAGGTAATGTTGAAAGATCTGTAAATCAATCAGCTTTAATTACTGAATATTTATATGAAGCTCATAGTGAAGTAAAACGTAGAGCTTACACAGCAATGATTGAAGTTGCTAAGATTGCTTATAAGAAAGGATTAGTATCTCAATATGTTTTAGATGACATGGGATTAGAGATATTACAATTAGAAGAAAATGAATTTGAGAATTCAGAATTTAATGTATTTGTAACTAATAACAGTAAAGATTTAGAATTAAAAGGTAAGTTAGATCAATTAGTTCAAGTAGCTTTACAATCAGAAAAATTAGATTTATCTGCTATTGTTGAAACATTAATTAATGATTCTCCTAGAGATATTATTAGATTGTTACAACGTAAAGAAGAAGAATTCTATAAACGTCAATCTGAAAATGCTAAGTCTCAACAAGAACATCAAATGCAGATTGAACAACTTCAACAACAAATGCATGCTGAACAAGTTGATTTGGATAGAGAAAAAATGGAACTTGACAGATATATTGCTGAAGCTAATAATGAAACTAAGATTCAAGTTGCTGAGATTAATGTATATGCTAGACAAAAAAACTTAGATCAAAATGCTAATGGTATTCCTGATCCAGTAGAATTAGCAGCTAATGCTTTAAAACAACAAGAGTTATCTTCTAAGTCTTATTTAGAGCAATCTAAATTAATTCATGATGGTGCTAAACATAAGTCTCAATTAGAACTTAAAGATAAAGAAATGAAGCTCAAAAATGAGCTTGAAAATAAGAAAATCAAAGCTATTGAAGTTCAAAATAAAAATCAAATAGAATTAGCTAATAAAAAAGCTAAGTTGGATAAAGAGATGATGGATAAAAAGATTGAAATTGAAAAAATGAAATTACAAGCTAAAAACAAACCTAAGAAATAATGAGTAGTTTAAAATTAACCCCTCCAGCAAAAAAGACAAATCCTTTTGTAAGTAAGGAATGTATTGACATATTAAATTTTAGGATAGAACAAGAAGAGTATTCTTCTAGATTTTATACTGCAATGTCAATGTGGTTAAATGATAAAGGTTATATGGGTGCTGCTGCAGTTTGGGCTAAAGATGCTCAAGATGAATTAGTACATGCTCAATGGGCTAAAGACTTTTTATTGGATATGGGAGTTACTCCTAAAACTCCAGCATTAAAAGAACCACCTCAAACTTTTACAGGATTACCTGATATTATTAGACAATCATTTGCTCATGAAGTATTAGTTACTCAACAATGTAATGATTTAGCTTCACATGCTATGAAATATGGTAATCACTTATTATATCAATTAGCAATGAAATACTTAACTGAACAACAAGAAGAAATGGGTAAAGTACAAACTTTAGTTGATCAATTAGAAGCATTTGGTGAAGATAAGATTGCAATGAGATTATTTGATCATGAATTAAAAGGATAATAAATGTCATTAATTCACGAGGTACAACAAATACTTTGGGTAACTACTCCACATGGTGATGGAGTAGTATTATTCATAATGGATTATGGTCCACATGAAAATACAATATTTGTTGTAGCTCTTGAAGAATCTGGAATGATTAAACATTACAATAGTAATGATGTAAAATTATGTAAAAACAATACTTTTAATATAAATACCAATGTATTATAAACTACCAATTAAAGAAAGAATAGAGTTAATGAAAGCCTATAAAAAGGCTAACCCTGACATGTCTTATCGTGACATGGTAAATGATTATAATACTAGTTATGAAAAGTTTGGTGATGGGGGTATTAAAGAAGAACCTTTCTTTAAAAAAGAATCTGATAAAATAATTGCTAGGCAAAAAATGTTAAATTCTATAAAACCTAAAAATTTTGCAGAAGAAAAAGCCAATTATGAAACACAAACTAGAGGAGCTAATCAAATGGATGGTTCTGGAATACATTCTGCAGAAATGGCTTGGAGAGCTATTAAACTTGCAGATCCAACTTTTGTATCAAATGCAGCAGAAGTAGTTAAAGATTTTTATATGGGTAATAAACAAAATCCTTTAAATATGGCTGGAGCAATACCTATTCCTTATTTAAAAGGAGCTTCTAAATTAGCTAAAAGTGTTAGAAAATATTACATGCTTGATAAAGTTGGTGATATTACAAATAAAGGACAAGATTTTTTACAAGAATTCAAATAACATTAATACATTAAAGCTATAAAAAGTTACTTAATTATGTAATTTTTAACAGTTGTAAATTATAACTAAACCAGTTATATTTATAGTATAATACTAATAAAGGCAAATTATGAGTAAAGAAAATAAAGATGCAACTCCGTTAAAAGAGTTCAACATTCTTGACACACCTTTTGGTGATGGATTAGAAATGGAATTTACAGATGATTTTAAGGAAGATGTCTCTGTAAAGAATAATATGGTAGAAGGTGAAGATCCTGATACTGAAGAGTTTAACGAGTTTTCTTCTAATGAAGAAACTGTAAAACCTAAAAAAGAAGTTCCTACTAAAAAAGTAGAAGCTGAGTTAGAAGAAGAAGTTGAAGAACTTTCTAAAAAAGAAGTTCAACAAAGTTCTGATGAAGCATCTAGTTTAAAAGTATTTGCTAGTTGGTTAGGAGAACAAGGACTAGTAGATTTTAATGAAGAGTCTTTTGAAGATTCAGAAGAAGGTTTGAAAAACCTAGTAGGAGCTACAATAGAACGTGAAGTTCAGAACTATAAAAATAGTTTACCTGAAGACGTTCATAAGTTAGTAGAGTTTGTAGAAGCAGGAGGAAATCCAAAAGATTTTATGGAAGCTTACTACAATAACAAGTCTTGGGGAGAATATGAAGTTGATTCAGAAGTTTCTCAAAAAGTAGTGTTAAGAGAATACTTGAAAGCACAAGGAGAAGAAGATGAAGATATTGAAGAAACTTTGGATACATATGAAGTTTCTGGTATTTTGGAAAAGAAAGCTAAAGTGGCTTTGAATAAGTTACAAGCTTATGAAAGAAGTTACCAAGAACAATTAGTTGAAGCTCAAAAAAAGTATGATGCTGAACAAAGAGTTTTAGCTAAAAAACAATATGAGGAATTTAAAGCTAATCTTTATGCAAAAGAAGATATTCAAGGTTTTAAACTTACTCCTAAAATGAAAGATAATTTATGGAACTTCATTATGGTTCCAGATAAAGCTGGTAAAACAGGATTACAAAAACATAATGAAACTAATGAGAATGCTCAATTCTTATATGCTTACTTAGCAATGAATGAATGGGATTTATCAAAATTAGAAAGACAAGTTAAGACTAAAGTAAATTCAGAATTAGCTAGTAAACTTTCTAACTTTAAAGATGGAAGAAGCAAATTAAAATCAGGTCAATCTGATAGCTTTGGAGATCAAAGAAAAAATAACTTTAGTGCATTTAAACAAGCATTAAATACAGGTACAATTTAGAACAATTATTAACTTTAATATAACAATAAAAAATGCAAATTAGTCCATTACAAATAACTAACATGAATTGGCATGCAGGTCTTACTCAAGACTCTCATTTGTCCACATTCTTTTTAACTGAGCCAGCTTTAGCTAGTCAAGTTATTACTCGTATTTATAACAAACAAAATGGTTATAAAAATGCTCTTTCTTTCTTAACAGGTGGAATGGGTAAATCTAAAGAAATTGATGGTATCCAATATCGTTGGAATATCATTGGTGATTCTCGTAAAGCTATTTCTATTACTCGTGCAGTATTTGAAGCAGCAGGATCAGTAGGTGTAAATGCTACTACTTTTAAATTTGGTGTTGGAGAAAAATGGTTCACAGAAGGTGATGTTATTTTATTTGACAGCCCTGAATACAAAGCTCGTGTAATGGCAGAACCTTACTACGATGGAAATGACTATATCTTAACTTGTCAATTAGTTACTGCTGATGTTACTAAATCAATTCCTGCAGTATTAGTTGCAGTAGGTAAAGAAGTTTCTAAAGAATACAACATTGTAGAACATGATCATTCTCGTACTTCTGGAGAAACTCATTATGCTACTCCAATGATGTTAGAAAACTTCATGTCTACATTGCGTAAAAAATATTCTGTTACTGGTGCTGCTCATAGCCGTGTAATGGTTATTTCAATGTTAAACCCTGAAACTAATGAAAAAACTAACACTTGGGTAAAATATGCTGAGTGGGAATTTTGGAAACAGTTCATGGATGAAATCGAAGTAATGTTAATGTTTGGTGAGTCTAATGTTAAAGCTAACGGTACTACTGACATTAAAGGTGCATCTGGTAATACAGTTTATTCTGGTGCTGGATTAGAAGCTCAAATTGCTCCAGGTAACAAACGTCTTTATACTACTTTGACTGAAAAAACTATTCGTGATTTCATGTCAGATTTAGCATATAACGGTACTGAAGATGGTCCTCGTGAATACGTTGCACTTTGTGGAAGGGAATTTATGAATTTATTTGATCAAGCTATGAAGCGTTCAGCATCTGCTTTCAACTTAGTAGATAGCAAATTCATTGGTGGTCAAGGACAAGAATTAACTTTATCTGGTCAGTTCATTACTTACACAGGTTTGAATGGTGATAAAATTACCTTGAAAGAATACAAACCTTACAATGATACTGTGAGAAATCGTCTATTACATCCTCAAACTGGTAAACCAGCAGAGTCTTACAAAGCTACTTTCTTAAATTTCAAATCTTACAATAAAGGAGAACCAAATATTCAAAAAGTATATTCTAAAGACCGTGAAATGGTAACTACTTATATTGAAGGAATGTATGGTCCTTATGGTCCTAAGAAAAATGGATCTTCTGCTAGTTCAGTAGATGGATACACTTTTGAAGCTATGACAGAATGTGGAATCATGTTACGTGACCCATCTGATGCAGCTCAATTGATTTTAGATGCAAGTTCATTAAACTAAAATAATAAGGTTTTCAAAGGGTGTACCTTAAACACCCTTTATTTTTAAACTAATAAAGGCAAATTATTAAAACAAATGGAAGAAGGATTTAAACAGTATGTTATCAGACCTATTATTAAAAATAAATTTTCAGGTCAATCTTATTACAATAAAACTATTACTGTAATAATGGGAGCACAACTTAGTCAAAATGGTGTTTATAAAACAGGATTAAGTGTTAAAGATGAAGCTCATTATGAAGAACTTTTAAATGTACCAAAAGGAACTTTGAATAAAAGAAATTCTGATTTTTGGGGAGATTTAGAAGTGCGATTAAAAAATGATAAAATTACAATATTTAATGTGGTAACTCCATTAGATGAGATTAAATATAAGATGTTGTTAGAACATGATTGGATTGCAAATAGTGAACATGATGTTCCTGGTAATTCAACAGCGAAATTTTATATTTACGATCCTGAAGCAGCAAGTAAAATTGAAGCTGCTAAAATGGAGTTTGAATTTGCAGCTATTGAAGCATTTACTACGGCAACTATTGAAGAGAAGAGAGGATTACTAAGAATCTTTGGTAAACGTGGAGTAGATACAATGTCTGAAACAATGATTAAAGCTGAGTTATATAAAGAAGTAAAACGTGATCCTAAAGAATATTTAAGATTATCTACTTCTAAAGATACTCCAACTAAAGCATTGTTAGAAGCATTGTTAGAAAAAGAAATCATTAAAAAGAAAGGTACTTATTACTATAATGGTGAAGATTTATTAGGTAGTTCTACAGATGAAGTTGTAGGTTACTTAACAGATATGAAAAATCAATCTGTAAAATTAGCATTAGAAAATAAGTTAAAACCTAAGAAACTAAAAAAAGAAGTTGAGTAATGACAGTAGCAGAGATGCATACAGAGTTTAAGTTTAGGATGGATAAAATGGATTCATTAAATTATCCTAACTTTTTACCTGAAGAAATAGACTTAATTTTAAATAATGCTCAAGAGAGGATTGTTAAACAAAGATATGGGTTTACCAACTTAAAAAGACAATCTTTTGAAGAAACTCAGAAAAGGATTGAGGATTTAAAAAATATAGTTGTAAATGCAGTCTTAACTACACAACCTTATGCTTCAGATAATATTGACGTTAGTGCAAGATTTGTAAATCTACCTACTGATCATTGGTTTACTGTTCAAGAAAGATGTAAACTTTTATGTCAAATATGTGGATCACCAACTAATAGTTTTGCTGAAGTTATTCCAATAAATCACTCTGAATTTTCTAAAAGGATTAAAGACCCTTTTGGAAAACCAGATGATGTAATTGTTCTTAGATTAATGGAAAAAGGTAGAGTTGAATTAATATCATCTTGTCAAATAGTTGAATATAGAATGAGATATATTAAACAACCTAATAAAATTGATTTAACAACAAATGTTACTTCTGAATTATCTAGTCACATGCATAGTGAAATAATTGATGAAGCTGTTAAAATAGCATTAGAAGGAATAGAAGGTAAGAGGTCTCAAACATTTAATCCTTTAATTAATAATACTAACGAATAATAATTTAAAAAATGGCAATAACTAAAGTAGCACCAAAATATTTTTTAGGTGCAGAAATTACAAATCCTAGGGTTTATGCATCTAAAATTGATGAAATGATAGAAGTTATAAATTCTTTACAAACTCAATTAGCAGCAGCACAATTATTAGTACCTACTGCAGCTCAAAAAGCAGCATTAGATGGTGCAGTTACAGCAAGTGGAACTAACGTATTTGCTACAATGGCAGATCTTTAATCTTAAAAATCAATATCTTAAATAATAAATTTAAAATTTAAAAAACAATGTCAATTCATAAAGTAACTAACGTATTCGTAAGTAATGTAGAAGAATTAGAATCTACAGTAAACACACTTACACCAGGAAAATTAGGTTTGTTTAACTACGAACAACAAATATTAGAACAACAATATTCTGAAACTGCAAGTGAAGAAACTACTCCAGCTTTTCAAGCTTCATTAACTTATGCTGATGGATCTTTCAAAAAATCAATGTGGGTAAATGGTAGAAGTGTAATCAGTGCTACTGCTGAAAAATATGCTCCTGCTCAACGTGAAGTATGGTCTATTGGATATAACCGTGCTAAAGGTACAGGTTCTATTGCAGTTAATCCAGCTTCTTTGTATAGTTTCTATATCAAATTTAAAAATGATAAAGCTTTATATTCTGAAAGACCTGAAAGATTTACAGCTAACTTTACTTCTTCTAGTAATGCTACTCAATTATCTATTGCTACTCAAGCAGCAAACTTGATTAACAATGGTGCTTACAAAACTCAAATTAAAGCAGTTGTTGTAGGTGATGGTACTGGAGCTTATGGTTTAACTGGAGCTACTAACTACGGTGTAGAAATTACAGCTTTAGATATTAACCAATTCCAATCTTCTACTTATAAAGAAAACCGTGTATATTTTGATGTATTTGTAGATGATTCTTCAGCTTTTGAAGATACTACTGCTTGTTCTCAAATCTTAGCTAATAGCTTTGGTACAGGAACTTATAACTCTATTTACAATAAAGAAAACTTTGAATACCAATATGAAGGTCTTTCTAACCGTAGATTATGGCCAGCTCAACAAGTTAAATTTGGTGTAAGTGCTACTCCAACTTTATCTGCTGCACTTGCTGTTACAAGTGGTGCAACATTGGGTTCTGATGTAATTGGTTTTAGTGGTTCTATAGTAGGTATTATTAGACCAGGTGAATTAATCACTGTTTCTGGTTATAATTATGAAATTAAATATGTAATAGATGCAACTACTGCAGTATTAACTACTCCTTTTGCACAAGCTACTGGTGGTGGATTTGAAGTTAAAGTACGTTATTTCTATAATGTAATCAATGTGTTATTTGATGATACTACTTTCACTACTGGTGCAGATGTTGTAGCTAAATCTCGTAAAGCTCTTTTATTTGCAGTACCTGCTATTAATGAAAATGATTCTTATAATTCTCAATCTAATCTTTATGGTGTATTAAGAGAGAAATTAAATAGTTTCTTAGGAACTACACCTGCTAGACCTTATCTTCCTTATTTAGGTTAATCCTTAATCTAAATACTTATTATACCACTCTGGTATATCAAACTTTAAAGCCTTAATTAGTATAATAAGCCCCTGGTTTTTCTTCCTTAAAAGTTTCCAGGGGCTTTACTTTATAAACAAATTAAATAAATAATAAATGACAACAGGAACTTTAAATTTATATAGTTGTGTAGTTAATGGATGTACACAAATTAGATTTTATGAAACTACAGGAATATATTCATCTACTAATACAGGAGGTTATGGTAATGGTAGTAGTGGACAAAATTATCCTTTGTCAAGTTATACTTCAGCAATATTAACAATTACTAGTCCTAGCAATGTAGTTTATACAGTAAACTTAACTTCAAAAGGATTTCCTACTAATAATGTAAGTCATTATTATGATTTAACATCTACAGACTTAGGAGGATTACTTAATTTAGAAGATGGTAAATGGACTTTTAAATATGATGTTACTGGTACAGGTCCTGCTTTATCAAGAACTGTATATCAATTATTTTATTGTAATGCTGAATGTTGTGTCAATGAACAATTGAATAATTTAACATTATTAGATTGTGATTGTAATTGTGATGATGTTGATTATAAAAATTATACTAAAACTTGGACTTTTTTACAAGCATTAAAAAATGCAGCAAAATGTGCAGATGTTAATAGTTTTACAAAGTTGCAAAAAATAATTACAAAACTTTGTATAAATTCTGACTGTAAAACTTGCAAATAAGGAAAAAAAATATTATATTATATATATGTGTAATAAATGTAAAACTTTAACTATTCCTATTGGTGCAACAGGAGCTACTGGAGCAACTGGTCCACAAGGTCCTGTAGGACCTCAAGGTGGATTTGTTCATTATATTGGTGAACATTTTGGAGGAGGTATAGTGTATCACTTATGGAAAGATTCTCAAAATGTAGAACATGGTTTAATAGTATCTGTTGAACATGTAAATTCTGTAGTAAATTATTGGAGTGATGCTCCTCAAATTGAAATAGGTCCAACAGCAAAAAGTAGTTGGAATGGCTTATCTAATAGTAATGCAATAGTTTCACAAGTTGGTAATACATTTGGTGCAGCTAATGCATGTTTAGCTTATTCTAAAGATGGTTTTACTGATTGGTATTTACCAGCAGTAGATGAATTAAGTTTATTATGGAATAATAGATTTAATGTAAATAAAACTTTAAGTACAATATCTGGTGCACAATTACTTGGAGGAGTAGATACACCAACTTCAATAATTTATTATTGGAGTAGTTCAGAAGCTAGTTCATATGCTGCATTTTATTATAACTTTTTTCATGGAACTGTTTTTTATGAAAATAAATATTCTGACCAAGGTTTGTATATTCGCCCTATAAGACAATTTTAAAAATTAATAACATGTGTATAGATTGTGATTCATTAACAATACCTAGTGGTTTACCAGGTCCTCAAGGTCCTCAAGGAATACAAGGTATTCAGGGTATTCAAGGTCTACAAGGTAACGTAGGTGCTACTGGTCCAACTGGTGCTACAGGTCCACAAGGAATACCTGGAACTAATGGAACTAATGGTGTTAGTATAGTATGGCAAGGTAGTTTATCTTCTGCACCAACATCTCCTAGTTTAAATTGGGGATATTATAATACTACTTTAGGTAAAAGTTATATTTGGGATGGTGACTCTTGGGAAATTATAGCTCAAGATGGTACTAGTGGTGGAAGTTTAATAGAATATAGTGTTACTGAAGGGACTTTAGGTGTTTTTGGATTAGTTACTTCTCAATTAAAAACTTATAAAAATACAATTACTAATCAAGTTTTTATAAAAGGTAAAATGTATTGGGATAATAGTATTTCAGCTTCAGTACCAGATTTAACATTAGGTAATACATACATTGTATTTATATTAAATTCTAATTGTATTCCACATGAAACTTTATATTTTAATATTATATTTGATTTACCTGGAACTACATCAGTTGTTATTCCTAATAATTTACAACAAGTAATACTTAAAATAGATACAGATGGTTATGCTTATATAATTTATTCTGAAGGTAAAAATCCTACTCTTGAAAATTATAATTTAATAGATAGAATTGAAGCATTGACTTCATATGGTTTTGATGAAACTGTAGTTACTACTATACAACCTAATAATTGTTATTATATAAATGATAATTTACGAAGAAGTAAATTTGTATCTTATATTCCTACAACTTCTGACTATTTAGTAATTTATTTAAATAGTTTAACTAATAGTTACACAATATATGGAGATGGTATTTTAAATACTCAATCATTATTAGTAAAAAAATTAACTGAATTAGGTATTCTTATTGATGAATTTTGTAATAGTTTTTGTACTATTTATAGTTTATATCTTACATGTTCAGATGAAGTTCTTAGATTTGATTTACATTATACTGAAAATAGTGTACCTTTAGTATTACAATATACAAATGCTGCACCACCAAATAACGGTGTTTGTGAAATTACTACAACAATAGCAAAAAATTGTTTAAAAGAAGAAGAAGCAGATGATATGATGCATAAAATAATGCATGAATGTAATATCTGTGATTGTCAATTAATAAACTAAAATAAAATATAATGAGTGCTTCAATAGATAATAGTAAAAGTCTTTTAAGAGAATTACTTAGAGTAAATAGAAATAATTTATTAGCTTGTGGTTATGAAAAACTAGATGTTAGCGGTTTAACAGGATTTAATAATATTCCAGTAGATGCTAAGTATGCTGAAATTAGAGTAGAATCTGATATTACAGATACTCCTGCATTAAGATATTTAATGTTAGGTAGTATTGTTGAACCTACTTCTACAGATGGTTTAGCATTATCAAGACTAGACTTTTTTGATGTTACAGGTTATCCAAATTTAATTAATTTTAGAGTTATTCCTATTTCAACAGGAACTAATACTTTACATATTCAATATTATAAATAATGATTTCTATAGTAAAAAATATTAGAAAAGTTTTTTCTAGCAATAGTGGAGGTGGAGGTGGTTCACCATTACCTTATACTCCTGAAGATGTAGCAAATAAAAGTACTTCAGTTGTAACTGATCAAGCTAGTAATGTAAAATATCCTAGTGTAAAAGCAGTTTATGATTGGGCAACTTCTTTATTTCAAACAAGTTTAGGTTTTACTCCTGAAAATGTATCTAATAAATCTACAAATACTTCTTTAGGAACAAGTGATACTTTATATCCTACTCAAAATGCTGTTAAAGTTTACACTGATAATATTTTAGGAAATGCTAATGCTTTAGTTTATAAAGGTGTTTTAGATTGTTCTACAAATCCTAATTATCCTGCTGCAGATGCTGGATTTATGTATATTGCAAATGTTGCTGGTAAAATAGGTGGTGCTTCAGGAATAGATGTTGAAGTTGGTGATATGATTATTTGTAACACTGATGGAACTGTAAGTGGAAATCAAGCAACTGTAGGAATTTATTGGAATATTATTCAAAAGAATATTGTAGGTGCTGTTACAGGTCCTGCAAGTTCAGTAAATAATAATGTTGCATTTTTTGATGGAACAACAGGAAAAATAATTAAAGATAGTGGGTTAACTTTATCAGGAACTAATACTGGAGATCAAACTTTTATAACTCCAAGATTACAAACAGTAACTAGTGCTGCTACAGTAACTCCAACAAGTAATAATGACGTAGTTATAATTACAGCACAAGCTGTAGGATTAACATTAGCTAATCCAACAGGTTCTCCTGTTCAAGGACAATCAATGTTAATTAAAATTAAAGATAATGGTGTTTCTAGAACTATTGCTTTTGATACTATGTATAGAGCAGTAAATACTACTTTACCAGTATCTACTACAATATCTAAAGTTTTATATATTGCATTAGTATATAATAGTGATGATGCTAAATGGGATGTAGTAGGTGTTGCTTTAGAAGGAGCTAGTCCATCAACAGTTACAATGGATGTTTTACAAATTCAAGTTTTTTCTTAATTTTACAAAAAAAAAATAAAAATATAATATGGCAACTTATACAAAAGTTTTATTAAGTGGTTCAACTGGTGGACAACCTATAAAGGTTGTTGCTACTGCAACTGCAGGAACTTTAATACATACTACAGGAACTAGTTCATCTACTATTGATGAAGTTTGGTTATATGCTAATAATACAAGTGCTTCATCAGTAAATTTAACTATTGAATATGGTGGTGTTACTAATCCTGATAATCAAATTCTTGTAGCTATACCATCAGGTAGTGGTTTAAGTATTTTATTACCTGGATTAATATTAACAGGTGATGGTAGTACAGGTAGAAATATTAGAGCATTTGCAGGAACTACAAATGTTATCAACATTGTTGGATATGTAAATAGAATTAGTTAATGTCAAGATTTGGTACTATAACTAGAAATGGGTTAATAAGACCATTTATAGAAGGAAGTCAATTTTCTTTTTATGACCCTGATGCATTAGCTTTCTTTACAGCAGCAAGTATTACTGACACCACTCAAAAAAGTGCTGTTAATACATTAGTGCTTAGTTTAAAATCAGCTAACATTTGGACTAAAATGAAAGCGTTATATCCTATTGTAGGAGGTTCCGCTTCATCGCATGCCGTTAATTTAAAGCAACCAGGAACGTTTAATTTAACATTTGCTACAGGTTGGACGCATTCATCGACAGGGATGACACCAAATGGTGCTACTAATGCAAATACAGGCTTAATACCATCAACCGCATTAACGTCAATGAATGCACATATTAGCTACTATTCAAGAACTAATATAACTAATTTAGTTAGCGACGTGGGTTGTTTAGACGTATTTGGTGGATATAAAAGCGCGATTATGCAATATTATAATACAGCTAATACACCTTACTATGATTTGCAAACAAACGGCACTAATACTATATTAACAAGTGCTACTAACTCTTTAGGATTAATGCTGGCAAGTAGAACGTCATCATCTATGTTTAAAGCATACAGAGATGCTTCATTAGTAGGTACTAATACTGTAACATCTACAAATGCGTTACCAGCTATTAATTATAATTTAGGTGCTTTTTATTATAGAAATGCTTCAGGAGCTCCAAGCTATTACTATGGGCTACGTCAATGTGCCTTTGCATCAATAGGGGATGGCTTAACAGATGCTGAAGCACTATCATTTTATAATGCCGTACAGGCTTACCAAACTACATTAAATAGACAAGTATAATGGAAGGAAGAATAGTAACTAATCAACAAGCTGAAGAGCTACAAGGCACATTCATTGACGCTGATACTTTTTTGAATTTTGTCAAAGATATTAATGACATTTATTTTTTATTTTTAAGCCAACAGGATGAAATTGATTTATCTAATACAGCTTATGCGTATTTATTAGAGATTCCATTGAGTCCATTTGTAGCACCATCAACACCAATATTATTTTAATTTATGAGTAATGAAAAATATGGATTAAGAACTAGGAATGGAATTATTAGATCTTTTATAGAAGGAGGTCAATTTCAATCTTATCAATATTTATTAGACACTTATACAGGTGCTTCTGCCGCTTATTCATTGCGTAAATTATCATCTACTTATACGGGTAGCTGCATTAGAGTAAGACGCTCAAGTGATAATACGGAACAAAATATTGGATTTGTTAATAATGCTTTAGATACGGCAAGTTTATTATCATTTGTTGGTGCTGGAAATGGTTATGTTACCACTTGGTATGACCAAAGCGGAAATGGATTAAATGGAACACAAGGAATAGCATCATATCAGCCTATTATTGTAAATTCAGGTTCTTTAATTTTAGTAAATAGTAAAATGGCTTTACAGTTTGACGGAACAGATGATTATTTTACGCATTTATTAAATGTAAACAGCGGATATTCATTAATTTCAGCAGTTGTTAAGAGTTTATTTAATGGTTCGGCTATAAAAGGAATTTACAATTTTACAGCTCCTTATAATCCTATTATGAATGGTATGATGAGCAATGCGAATGGTGCTAATTGGGGCTTATATATAAATTCATTTAAAAACTCAGGTTATAATATTTATAACAATCAAACTTTTATAGCTTCTTATTCTGATAATTTAACAAGCGGTGTAGTAACTAATAATTTAATAACAAATAATAATTTAACAACTGTAACAGATACAGGTAGGTATGCAGGCGATGCTACAAATAGACGTTATATAGGTTTGGATGTAAGCACATCATATGCTTTCAATGGTTATATGCAAGAAATCATAGTATATAATAGTAATCAATATTCGAACTTAACAGGATTTAGAAATAATATAAATAGTTATTATGGCATTTATTAAAGGATATAAATATACAACAGAACAAGATGCTATTAATGCAAGGGAAGCATGTGATACTTATTATGGAATACCTGTAAATCCTGATGATATTACTCAAAATTGGACTGAATATCAAATAGCTGATTTGAATAATCCAATTTTTTATTATATTATTTTTGATGAAACTTTACAACCTATTTTAGGAGAGCCAATAAATTTTGAAGTAATAAGACAACCATTACCTTTTTAATTTAAATTTATTTTTACGGTGCTTATTAATTAACTTATTATTATATTTACTAAACTTTAAAATTATAACATATGAAAAAATTTACATTTGAATTTACAGAACAAGAAGTTAATTTAGTATTAGCTGGATTAGGAAAATTACCTGCTGAAGCATCTTTAAAATTAATCTTAGAAGTACAAAAATTAGCATTAGCTCAAGTAGAAAATACTGAAGTTGAAGTTGTAGAAGAAAACTAATATAATGGGAGTTAATAGTTTATTACTAATGTTAGATAAAAGTCCATCAGTTGTTACTGATGGACTAATAGTATATTTAGATGCAGGTAACACTGCATCTTATCCTGGTACAGGTAGTTCATGGTATGATATTAGTGGTAATAGTAATAATGCAACTTTATATAATACTCCAACACTTGATACTGGTAAACAAGGAAATCTTAGATTTAATGGTACAAATCAATACTTAAGTATTTTAGGTAATTCAGCAACTCTATCTGTTATGAGATCTTATAGTACAGAGTTTTGGATAAAGACTACATACTCAGGTAATAGAGTAATTTGTGAAAAAGGTGCAAATCAAAAAATGTTTTTTCAACCTGGAAATACAGCAGATGATTTATATTTTGCAGATTATCCATTTAATACTATTTCTACAAAGTATGCAGATATTTATAATAATAATTGGAATCATATTGTATTAGTAACAGGTTCAGGATTTAACATTATTTATTTTAATGGAACTATTCTAAATCAAATGGGTTTAGGATTTGGTGCAGCTAACTCATCAAATATTAATATAATGGGTAGAGGAGGAGTTTTCTGTCAACCTGGAAATTTAGGATTAATAAGAATTTATAATAGATCCTTATCAGCAGAAGAAGTTTTACAAAACTATAACATATCTAAGTCAAGATTTGTTTAAATTATTTCAAAAATTTAATTAATAAAATTTACATAAATTTATGGGTCAATCTGTTGTAAAAAATTCTAAAAAAATATTCAGTCAACCTGGATCAGATCCTTTATTAAATAATAGAGTAACTAATTTAGAAAACAATGTCTACAAAATTACATATTATGAGATTGTGTCAGGAACAAGCGGAAGCATCACAATCCCTACAGGAGCAACAATTAACGAAGGTGAGTTTGGTACGTCAGGTAATTCAATACTTTCAAAAATTAATGTTGAAGATAAACCAACGTATTCAAGCCCTTTAACAAGTGGTAATGTAGTTGTTACTGCTAATTTAAATACAGATGGTACTTGGACTGCTTCAGGAATTTATACAGATGCTGAAGTAGCTTTAGTCTATTCAATAGATATTAAAGCAATAGATTACCATAACTTAGATAATTTCTATATTATTAATTCAGAAAGAATTGATGGTACAGGAGGTAGTGGTAGTGTTACTAGTGTTGGATTAACAATGCCTACTGCATTTACTGTTTCTAATTCTCCAATAACAAGTAGTGGAGATATTGCTGTTACAGGTGCAGGAACTACATCTCAGTATATAAGAGGTGATGGTACTTTGGCTACGTTTCCTGCTTTAACAGGATATGTTCCTTATACTGGTGCTACAAATGATGTAGACTTAGGAACTTATAATTTAACTGCAGATCATCTTTCTTTAAATGTAAATCCATCAGGAGCAGGATTTGTAGTTGGTGCAACTCAATGGAATAATACAGATGGTACTTCTGAAACATTATTAAAAGGAGGAAATGTAACTCTTAAAAATGGTGTTGATTTAGTAACTAGAGTAGTTAATAAAGCTGTTCCTAATCAAACTTTAACAAAAGCACAATATCAAGTTGTTAAAGTAGTTGGAGCTACAGGTGGTAGATTAAGTGTAGATTTAGCACAAGCTAATAATGATTTAAATAGTGCTGATACATTAGGAGTAGTAATTGAAACTATTGCTACTAATCAAGAAGGTTTTATTATGACTGTTGGACAACTAACAGGAATTAATACTACTGGTTCATTACAAGGTGAAACTTGGGCTGATGGTGATGTACTTTATTTAAGTCCTACAACTCCAGGTGGTATGACTAAAGTTAAACCAAATGGTTCTACAGGTCATATAGTTGTATTAGGATATGTAGAATATTCTCATGCAGTTAATGGTAAGATTTATGTAAAAATAATGAATGGTTGGGAACTAGAAGAATTACATGATGTGTATATTCCAACCTATGTTAGCAATGGAGTTTTATATAGAGATACTTCTACAAACTTATGGAAAACTAATACTATACCTTCAGTATTAGGATATACTCCTGCAAATGATTCTAATGTAGTTCATTTAACAGGTACAGAAACTATTACTGGATTAAAAACATTTACTAATTTAGTAAATATAGGTAATGCTGTAGCAACTAATCAAAGACAAGTAAGAATAGGTCAAGATACGGCAAGTATAGATATAGGTAGTTTAGTTGGTACAACTACAGCTAGTGCAATTTATATGAATCAAGTTACTCCAAGTAGTAATAATTTTGTATTAATGCATGATGGTAGTAATACTTATTTAAATAGTACTAATAGTAATTCTCTTTATTTATCTTTTAATAGTAATATTCAACAAACACTTGGTAGTGGTATTATTACATTTACTCCTATACAAAGAACAAATTTAGCAATAACTCCATTTACATTTACAACACCAGCAAATACAAATCAAACTGCTAGTACAAATATTCCTAATTTTAGG